CCTCATCGTCAGCGTCCGTCGCCTCGGTAGCATCAGCTTCAGCAGCTGGAGTTTCCGCAGGCTCGTCGTCAGCCTCATCAACAGTCTTTTCCTCAGCGGCTGCAGGAACTTCTGCAGGGAAAGAGCTGTTCATGACTTCCTCGTCCGACATCTCCAGGTAGGAGGGCTGGACGGCTTCGTTGGTTGGATCAGCCATTGTTCAGCTCCTCTTCGAGGATTTCGTCACGGGCTTCTTCATCCGAAGTGATGGCTTTACGGGCAATCGAGGCTTTGTGAAGGACGGTGCTGAAATACTGGCTCACGGCACCAATGGCCTCGATTTGAGCGTTGATGGATTTCTGCATGTCAGGGCTTTGGACGTTTTGATCCGACTTCAAGTGAACCAGTCGAATGGCTTCTTGTTCAAAGTAGCCTTCGAGCATGACCTTCTTGAAATCCTTGTTGGCTTTGAGTCGCTCAAGCGCCTCTCCAACTTCAACGATCTTTTGTGCCTGCCGAATGTTGTCTTCAATCGCTTGGATTGTTGCGTTACTCATGGGTCTACCAGTGCTTTCTGAAGTTAATAGAGTTTGAAGCACCTAAGTGCTTCAAGCCCGTAATGTAAAGCATTTATTGACCATTTTTCATGATGTATTCTTTAAGAAGATCACGATCTTGGTCTTCTATCGCAAATTGGCGGTCCATAAGCTTCAGTTGAGCCTGGCTTCTAGCCTGTTCCCCGTGCAATTCCTTGGCTCGTTCCTGTTTCACTCCAGACTCCTGTTCAACGAAGTCCAGATTCTTGATGTCGGTGTCGGATTGGATGTTTCCTTGCTTAACTTGCTCGGTTCCAGCCTTGGCCATGTCCAGTTGAGCGCCGGATTGGTAGCTCATTGCCTGTGCATTCTCTTTGGCAATCTGTGCTTTGAGCAGTTCGATGCGTAATTGGGCTTCTTCCTGAGCCAATGGGTCAGGTTGAGGCTGGTACGACTCGATTCGCTTGGCCAAATCAGGCATTTTGCGCAGCTTGGCAATGTCCGACAGGATCATCTTCATCATTTCCGGGTCTGAATTCGGACCCACGGTCTGAAGAAGGAAAGCCAGCTGCTCAGCTTTGTTGTTGTCCTCTTCCGCAGTGGAGATCGACAAGCGCAGATCGAAGTTTCCAGCCAGATCGTCCTTCTTGACGACAGCAAACTCGTCGTTGGTGATGCGGATCACCTCAGAATCAGACAAGAACTCAGCGTTCATGCTGATCATCTTGCGGCCGATCTTGATGATGCCGTTTGACAGCCGACGCAGGATGCCAAGCTCACGCTTGGAAGCAGCGTCCAGAGCCCCACGAACCCCTGCAGCCACATCTCCCAGGGATGCTCCAGACACTCCAGCGGAGTAGGACTTCACACCTGTCAGCGATTCGGCTTCCTGGTTCTGCAGACCCAGCATGAACTGAGCCGATGCAGGGATCTCGGGGTAGGTGTGCATGAACACACCCTGGCGAGGATCGACGTTGGCGTTGAACTCGTAGTCCTGGCCCTTGTCGAACTTGCGCTTGTTGGTCGTGTCCAGCATGTCCTTGCGAAGACCTGTCTGGCCATTGGCCGACTTGCCCATGATGTCGATCATTCCTCGAGTGACCGCACCGATGACCTTCTGGTTGTCTTCCAGCAGAGCGCCATCTGGCTCGCCATACGTGCTCTTGCGCACAGGCAGGTACTGCTCGACAACGAACGGGATCTTCCCGTCTGGGAAAGGCGTCTCTTCCAGGCGGATCATCGTGTTGCCAACCCAGGCAGCAACGAATGGCTTGACGATGCCAGTGCCGTCAATGTCCCAGTAGCCCCAGTACTCGTACACCACGAACTTCTTGCGGGGTTCGTCGCTGAAGTTGAAGGTCTTGGAACCATCCGAAGAATGGTGGTCCGGAACACCCAGGATCGAGCTGTTCGAGATGTTGATCTTGTCCAGGTTCTTGTACTTCTTGCCTTCTTTCTCCAGCTGGGAGAGCGAAGACTCGAAGCTGTAAACCACAAAGTTGGCCTTCTCGATGTCACCCATGCAGGTGGGATCGATGATCACGTTGCGGTAGTCACAGACTTCCAGCGTCGGCCGATTGGACACCGTGCGGATGCGCTTCTCTTCGACCTCGCCAACAATCACAGGTTCGATCGGCTGACCCTGCTCCATCGTGAGCTCGTGGGCCTGCTTCAGTTCCTCGGGAACATCCGTCTCGTACTCGCTGGGAGACTCCTCCATCATCTGGTGGAGGTGCTCATGCAGGGGTGCCAGCTCAGGGTTTACCCTGAACTCGACCTTGGGGAAGGTGCCGGTGTACTCCTCTTCGATGAACTCCCAGCCCACCCGAACGATGACCGTGCCCTCGTCCACCGCAGCACGGACGTACTCGTCAATGAATCGAACCTTGTCGATCGCCGTGTTGAACTGGTGGTTCAGAACCAGCTGATTCTGGTGAGCGGCATTCCGATCCTCCCAGGTCACAGGCTTGACGTTGAAGATGTCGTCGGTGCTGAGGAACGGCTCGCTCAGAGAGGCATAGCGCCACTCGGCTTGCTTACGGATCAGCTTGGGAACGATCGCAGAGTTGCCCTTGGCTGTCTGGATCTTGGCTTTACCTGTGACATTCAGGTTGTCCAGCCATTCGCTGATCTTGGTTTCCTGTGCATCGTGCACCGACTGTGCATCCAGTAGATCCTGTTTCAGGTTCTGGAGAGTCGGAGCGTTTTTCCAATTGGTGAGTGGGGCTGTTTCCACTTCCGAAGCCTTGTTCAGTTGGTTCATAATTCAATCGTTCTCCGAATAGCGGTAAACATCCCATCAACTCAACAGAGCAACAGAATGCACATTCAATCTCTTCACCCGGCGTTTATTATGCCAACAAAGGCTTCCGACAAAGCCGGAGCCTTCGACATCTATATGCCCAAAGCAGGTACTGCAGTAGGATCGACCCAGATGGTTGGCTTAGGGTTTGCAGCAGCAGTTCCCGATGGCCATATAGGTCTATTGCTTCCTCGTTCCAGTACCGGAGCTAAACACGGGGTGGAACTGAACAACACTTGCGGAGTGATTGACTCCGATTATCGCGGAGAATGGAAAGCAGCCTTGCGAACCAAGTCTGGAATTCCATTCAGCTGGGAAGCTGGCGACCGAATCCTGCAGTTCATGATCGTTCCCATCGCAGACGTTACCTTGAAGCTGGTCGATTCTCTGGATGAGACGAATCGCGGTGCGGGTGGATTCGGATCCACCGGAAAATAAACAAAGGCCCCAATCAAGGGGCCTTTTCTTTTACCACTTCACTTTGTCAGCCCAGTAGGCCGCACTCATCTTGCCTTTGGCAATGTTGCTGGCATGTCGGGCTTTGAAAGATTCACGGCGCTTGCGGTAGGAATCAGACTCCCCATCTTTCTTGGGACTGCCTGATACACCTTGTTGGCCAAAGCGGATCGTCTTTACCTGAACACCTGACTTGGCCACGACAACGTGGCTCTTGGTCGGATGGCCAGGCGTTCGCTTTGGCTTGTTGAAACCAGAAACACCAGCACGCTCAAGACGGGGATCACGCTCGGCCATAGCTTCTCCTTAGACCCAGCCGTTGCGATACAGGCGATCGCTTTGACCACCTTGATCAACTCGCAGATTGGTGGTTTCCAGCTGCTGGCAAGACGCTTCGTACTTGGCGAAGTAGGTGTTCCCCATGTTCGTCTCGTTGGTCATGCCGGTCGGTGTGTGCACACGGCTGGCGATGTAGAACAACAGCGGCTCCAGATGGCTGTAGGGCAACTCGAGCTCGATGGAATCAGGCTCCAGATCCGCACCATCAGCCAGAATCAGCGGATGGTTGGCTCGGTACACGAGCTCCACGCGGGGAGACTTCAGCTCATCCGGCAAACCAATCACCTGAGCAGCTACGTCGGCCGGCACACGAAGGACGGCTGCACTGGGCGTGAACATCCCGTAAGGATCACCTTCGTCGTTCAAGCCAAACTCATGGCCCAGGCTGGTGTACACCCGTTCGATCTTGTGGATGTCGTCCTTGAACGGAGCCGCAATGCTGTCCTTGATGTAGCGAACCGCTTCTCTGGAAGTCCTGCTGCTCACCGCATAGTTGCTGTGAATCGGGTACGTGGTTCGACCACTCTGCAGCTCAAGGATCAGACGACCCTCTTTCAGAGGAAAGCGCTTGTACAGCGCCGTCAAGCCAAGATTCACATGCGGAACCAGGCGGTTGTAGTTGGCTGGGTTGATGAGTCCTGCCTCATTTCCGCCAATGCTGAGTTGCGATAGCTCGCCATGGGTGAGCTGGTCAAAGACTTCTTGAAGTTTCATGGGCATTCCTTAAACGATGTACGACGCCATTCGATCGATGGGGGCGTCATCGACATCGATGTCCCACATCCCCTCACCTTTTCCTGATTCGACCATTGGAGCTTCTTCCGATGGTTTCCATGGATTAAGTGACGACAGCATCGAGATCGTGTCGAGGAAGTCATCGTGCTTACTTCTGAAGCCAGAAACAGAAACCAGGCTCAGTTCATTCATGGCTTCCAGCATTGTATCTTCCTGCTTCCGTTCTATTGGGAAGAAGACTTTGCGTGCCTTGAACAAAGGAACCACGGTGTTAAAACGCACCATCTTGTTGGTGTTGGGCCGGATTCCCGGCTTGCTGTCATTGCCTTCCGATGCAAGAGGGAAGTAAATGTTCCGGTCCAGCATTTGTCCTTGGATCCACTGGATGAATCCACCCTGCTGACCAGTAACCTCAATACCCACGGACTGCGGTTTGTAGAGCTGAGCAAGTCTGAAGAGTGCATCGATATTCTTGTCCATCAATTGACGTTTGCAGACGCCATCTACCCAGAGCCAATCACCCACGTTGTTGTAGGCCCAGACACTGATCACCGAGAAGTCGGCCTTGTCTTTCAGTGAAGTAGCAAAGTCGGTGGTGATGTAGAAGTTGAACTTGCTCTTGTTCCGAAGCACAGCATCGATCTTGTACCAACCAATGTCTCCGTCCTGAATCATTCTGTCTTCTTCAGACATGATTCGCAGCATCAATTCCTGGTTGAATGTCTCGACCTTGCCCAGCTTCACTGCGTTGTCGTACTGCTCTTTCACGTAGTCATACGTGAATCGATCAGGCCATGAACCACGGAACTCAGATCGTTCGCACGGATACTGCTCGCACACCGGGAAGACGTTTACCGCCCAGGCTCCAGACTCCACGGCCTTGTACAGCGGATCCTTCGCATTGAACGGTGTGCCAGACCAAATGATCATGTTCTTGGTCGGGTGCAAGGCGTAGTTGACTGCCTTGTAAACTGTGTCCTCCACAGCAGCAATCACGGTGGTCGACCGGGCATCCTCATCAGAGATCAAGTCATCGAGCACCGCCAGCTGAGGACGCTTGCCCATTTCCTTGGCACCTCGGACACCGGTCTTTGCACCGTAGCCCTTGACGATGAACACCTTGCCGTCTGCGTTCTTGAACTCCCAGCGGATGTCCGTGAACCGGATCTCGGGGACGTACTGCTTCAGGAAGTCGCTGTTGTCCCAGCGGAATTCCAAGTTCTTCCGCATGTTCTTGACACCGTTTTCGATCGAGTCGGAGACGTAAAGCGCCAGGTCCACTCGGCCGAAGCCAGGGATCTCACCGTAGGTGGCGATGTAGAGGAACAGGTACTCACCCATCACCGTCGTCTTGGCAATGCCTCGGTGACAGAGGTTGATCACCCGCTTACCACCTTCGGTGAGGGTGTCGAGCATGCGGTAGTGAACCAGCGGAGTCTTGTGCTCCTCACCTTGCTGGCCATTGACCAGCTTGATAAACGTGACGAACTCCAGAGCAAAGTCGCTGGGGACGTAGTTCAGGTCAAGTTCGTAGCTGGTGTTGTTGAGGTAGTCCTCAACCTTCCAAGGTGCAAGTGCTTCTGCTACTGGATCAAAGGTCATTGAACCGCCTGTTTTGTTGAGGCTTTTCCTCCTCTTCGTTGTCCATGTTGATCAACATAACCCAAGAGAAAAGCCAGAGCGAAGTACCTACAACCAAGCCAAGAGTTTCATTGAACCAAAAGAGCAAACCACCCCAGGTTCCACCGAGAACAGCAGCACAGACAAAGCACCACCAGGCGTATTCGAGCTTGCTCATGGATTCACCTCCGTGGCATCGACATCAATGACGATCTTGGCGTGAGCCACCTCCTGTGCGCTCATCTGTCCAGCTTCCATGGCAAGCCTCTGCGCACGAGCCAACTCCAAAGTTGCCTGCCTCAAAGCACCAATGCTGGAATCCTCTTTGACCCCGATCTCGAGCTCCACCTTCTGGGTCTCGGGCATCTTCAAGTGCGTCAGCAGACTATTCGCCGCATCACACCGCACCTTGTCTGAACCACTGTTCACCATCAGATCGGCCTGCACATTCAAGGCCCTCTGATACAGATCCTGGTTCAGCACATAGCTGGGAATCAGCGTCTGCTCGAAGATCAGGTTCACCAGCTTGCTCTTGTTGTACGCCGTCACATAGCTGGCAATGTCCTTGGCTTGAACACCCTGAGCCACAAACCGGGCGTACTTATCCGGGAACGTCTTCGTGTAAGCCTCGATATTCGTGCAGCCCATCAGCTTGTGGCTCACGTACTTCACGGCCTGGATATACGAATCCACCTTGAACCGGCCATCAGCCATCACCTTGGTGTAGCTCAGCAGGTTCTCCCGATAGCTCTCAAACATCTCGGGATCAGAGAGAGTCGTATTGATCTGGTCAATCAACTCTTGGTTGATGCTCTTCTTCACCTTCTCAGGGAGAGCCTGTTTGAACTGGTCAATAGTCAAAGCACTCATCTTTTGGCTTCCTCATGGTTAGCTTATAGGCTGAGTATAGTAGAACCAAATAAAAAAGGCCCCTATAAAGGAGCCTTACATAAAACTTACAAGAGTCGAACCCTTATATATAAAGGGGCGAAGCCATGGGAACCGGGGGTGGGGGGAGCGGACAAGCCGCATTTTATGGAGAAACCAATCCCTTCATATTTACTGGGGAATTGGTGGATGCTCTAGGTATCGAACCTAGTGGGCCATAGACAGCTGCTTTACAGGCAACCCCCGCTCCTTACGGGTCTACGCATCCAAATCTGGCTGGCAAATGTGGGATCGAACCACAGACCGGTCGGTTAACAGCCGACTGCTCTACCGCTGAGCTATATGCCAATGGGATCGGAGTATAGCGGAAATGCTGCTTAAAAAATAAGCAGTGGGGTTTTGGGAATTTTTGCAGAGGGGTATGAACTCAGGACTATCACTCCCAGCTCGATCGTCTCAAGTATCCCCCCCCCCCCATCTCTTGTTCCACCGTTTCCCTGCCTACTCTACCCCACCTGTTGTTCCATCCTCTCTTGCCCTTCGGGCGTGTGGTGGATGTGTTGATCGCCATCCGTTCATTCAACCCTTAAGGAGTTTCCCATGATCACGATGTTTACTCGTTTCTTTGCCATGCTCACCGCTTACTTCATCGCTGCTGAGAAGATCGGTAATGCTGGTGTCCACCTCGCTACCTGGGCAGAGGAAGGTGCTGGTGCTATGGCCGATGAGGCTCGCATCAAGCGTCAAGCTGGCATGAACCTCATGCTCAAAGAGCAACGTGTCACCGAGAAGCAGCTCGCTGCTGTCAACTAAACCTAGGCTCCCTTCGGGGAGCTTAGGTCTTTACACAAACACATTACACATGGAGATAGTCAGTCCTTAGATAGAAAGAGGTGCGCTCCTCGCACTGTTGATGATTAGGATAATGGTGATTAGGTGGAGAAAAGTAACAGATCACTAATAGTCTCCACTCCATTACCTCCATACATGTCACTACCCATTCCGATATTTACCCTATATATCGAGCTTCGCTCATGGGGTGGAAGAGATGGATGTCCCATCTCACTTGGAGACTTCTATGAAACCTTCTCCCTTTCAAATGTCCAACATCTACCAGTGCTATCGCGCTGGCATCACGCCACTGGCTGCTGCTTCTTTGCTGCGGCTAGTGCCTTCCACTGTCATTGCGGAATACGTCCGCCTTGATGGCATCTCTCAACCAAACCAGGAGTAATCACCATGGCCTCGATCCATCCACCTCTTCACATCCAGTACTACCTTGAAGATCACATCGACAAGGTGCTCGAAGCAACTCCCTTACAGATTACTTACAAGGCCTATGACCATGACGCTGCGCTCATTGCAACCTCTGCTCTCATTGCTCATGGCCTTCGTGCGGTCTTCTACCCTGTATCGCATTTCAACCAAACTCATTGGCATGTCCATGCCCAAACCTAAGGAACCAACATGAAACATCACAAGTACCAACAGACCTTTGGCACCGATCCTCAACCCACAGACTGGGATGGCATCGTCATCGTTGTCGTGTGCATTGCTTTGGCAATCAGCACTGCCTTGGTGCTGGCATACCTACGCTGACTCTTACGAACTACCACCGACAAAGCTGTCTTCACTTTTCTGTCACAACTTCCAAGCTTTGCTGTAGCGTCACCTTCCCCTTGGACGAGTGACCGTAGCACTTCTCCCCTACGTCTCTGCTCCTTGGGCTTCGCCCATGGACTGGCAAATCCTGCCGTCAATCAATCCTCTCTGGAGAACTCTCATGGCCTTTCAAAACGCTGTTACCAACGCTGCTGCTACCCCTTCCAACGAGAACTGGAAGGCTCAGGGCTTCCTCAACTTCTACCTGCCTGCCAAGAACGGCGGCCGTAAGAAGCTCGGTGCTATCCCTCTCAAAGAGAGCAAAGGCAACGAGAAGGCACTGCTCGCCTGGCTGAACGAAGATCCGAGCCGCGCTGCTCAGATCCTTGCCAAGCTGGAGATCGAGTACCAGTCGGCCCTTCCTGCTGATACCTCGGGCTTCGCCCTGGAGTGATCCGCTCCAAAACCACTGCTCCTTCGGGAGTGGTGGTTGTTTTTTTCACACGTAGACCGCAGCAAAGACAGTCATCCCTCAGGTCTCGGCCTCCGGCCATGGGCTGGCGCTGTTGCCAGGACATGGAGAAACCAATGGAAACCATGAGACAGATCGTTCTCCAGGAAATGAACGAACAGAGATACAACCGCAAGCACATTGACGCCAAGATCAGGACAGCTATAAAAGATCATCCTGAGATGCAAGCCAAGCTCAAGCATGGTGTCGAGCTGGTCGAGAAGTACAAGGCTGGCCAGTACTACGAATCCAAGATGAAAAGGATTGCCCAGCTGGAGAACCTGGATGTTCAGGCCTTGGTCATGGACATCTTTGTGGGTATTGCCTACTCGCAGAAGCCTGAACTGTTTACCTCAGTATCAGCACAGGTTGCATCACGACTGCAGTTCTCTGACAGGACAGAAGCCATCACCACGGTGGCTGAGTTACTGGCAGTGCTCTGCTTGACCGATGCCTTCGACATCAGCAAAGAGGACAAGATGGCCAGTCTGATGGTGGTTTCTCGAATACCTCTTCCTGAGATCCTCATCAGCTTCATCGAGAACTCTCAGTACCTGCCACCCATGGTGTGTGAACCACTGGAGTTAACCCACAACTACAGCTCAGGCTACCTGACTCACAATGATTCTTTGATCCTTGGCACCGGCAACCATCATGACGGAGACATCTGCCTAGATGTCCTGAACCTGATGAACAAGGTAGCATTGAAGCTCGATACAGATTTCCTCAGCACTGTTGAAGAAGATCCTACTTTCGAGCTCAAAGACCAGGATCAGACCGATCAGTGGAATGCCTTCAAGCGGCAGAGCTATGAGTTCTACAGCCTCATGGCACAGCAAGGCAACAAGTTCTATCTCACTCACAAGGTGGATAAACGTGGCCGGATCTATGCCATGGGCTATCACATCACCACTCAGGGCACTGCCTTCAAGAAAGCCCAGATCGAGCTGGCCAACGAAGAACTTGTCACAGGTGTCCCATGAAATCACGGTACTACCTGTATCGAATGGGCACCTTCGTGGAAGCCAACGAGATCGACTTCTCCAAATACCAAGGCTACTACTGCCTTGATCTTGGTGAAGATTGCAACTCACCAGACTTCGGGATGATCGCAGGAGGCATGCTCAAAGACTTGTCTTTGAACAAGTTCCCCACTGCATTCAGGGCTCATCTGCTGGTACTGGATGTCCCATGAGCATCGTTCACCTGTTCTATGGCACCCAGTTGGTGGCCTCACTTAACGGCCGAAATTTGACATCGAAGGACATCAAAGCCCAGTTTGGGCAAGAGATCTACGACGGTGCGTACATCTACAGCCCTTTTATGACGAAAACTTGGTGGCGTTGCAATGATCTCACTCCGGTGATTGTTGACGACGTTCCCAAAGAGCTTCGTGCTCTTGCCCTTCTTCTAACCTAACCAATCAAAGGAGCCACAAATGGCAATGAATCATTACACCGGGTATCAGTGGCTTCTCATTGATGCTGCTACCCAGTACGGTATGGACAAGGTGACGTTCGAAGAACGTATTCACTGGACCGACTGTCACATGCTTGATCTGGAGCACCTTGCTTCACTGGCAGAAACCAAGCCTCTGTACATCAAGGCTGTTCAAGCCATCCGCAAAGCACAGCAAGGCATTCCTACTGGCCATCTGGTTGGTGTGGATGGCACCTGCTCAGGCATTCAGATGATGTCTGTCCTGACTGGCTGCGAAGCTGGTGCCACGGCTACAGGCTTGGTTGACCCCAATGTTCGAGCCGATGCCTATACCACCTGCACAGAGGTGATGAACGGCATCTTGGGTGGCAACCTGGTCGTAGACCGCAAGGATGCCAAGCAAGCCCTGATGACCAGTTTCTACGGTTCCAAGGCCGAGCCAAAGAACCTCTTCGGTGACGAGACTCCTGAGCTGGCTGCGTTCTACGAGGCTGCTCAAATCATCGCACCAGGTGCATGGGAGCTGCTGCAAGACTTGTTGGCCAGCTGGCAACCCTATGCCTTGCAGCATGCCTGGGTGATGCCTGACGGCTTCGATGCTCGCATAAAGGTCATGAAGAAGGTCGAGGCACGCATCGAGGTCGATGAGCTAAACCATGCCACCTTCAGCTACGAGTTCTACGAGAACCAGGGCTCGAAGTCAGGGCTCAGCAATGCAGCCAACGTCACTCACAGTGTCGATGCTTACGTGCTGAGGAGCATGCACCGTCGCTGCAACTACGATCGGGAGATCGCAGAACAAGCAGCAGCATGGATTGAGATCGAGATGCTGGAACGCATCATGGGAGCCAAGAGAGAAGTCTCTATGCCCTATGGCAAGGCCGGCTACTACGTCCAGCAGTACGAGAGAAGTACTGTCCCGGATGTCGTGATCATGCCTCATCTGACCCCAGAGAACCTGCAGAAGCTGAGCCAAGAGCACCTCGAGCACTTGGCCAAGATCATCAACGGCATGCTCCAGTACCAACCCTTTGAGATCGTCACCATCCATGACGAGTTCAAAGCACACCCCAACAACATCAATTGGGTTCGGTATCAGTACAAGGAGATCCTGGCTGACCTGGCTGATAGCTACCTTCTGGACGACATCTTGAGCCAACTCCATGGCAAGCCAGGGATGTTCCCGAAGTTGTCCCAGACCCTGGGTGACAAGATCAGGGAGTCTGCATACGGACTCTGCTGAAAGCTGGGTTAGGCGTCCTACGGACGCTTGGTGAAGTGGGAAACGTGGGCTCATCCGAAAAGGTGAGTCCACATTTTTTTGTTCAGCAGAAAAGTTCTCCAAAACTTCCTACCGATATTCTGACTTCTCAGAATTTTGATTTTTGACTATGTGACACCGAGGGTCTAAGTACCTTCAGAAAGACCCCTGTGAAACTACCCAAACAACTTGCTGAATGGTTGCTTGTTGCCTTCTTGATTGGCCAAGTGATCATGACTGCCTACATTTTCCAGTTCCATGCTTCCCAGGAAAAGCCACTCGATTGCAGCATGGCTGAGTTTCATCCTGACTTCACGCCCAAGATGAAAGAGCAGTGCCGCATGGAAAGAACTCGCAAACTATGACCAACACCACCAAGGATCAATCATGACAGTCCGAATCATCACCGACGTTCAGAAACACGTAATCGTTCACCAGTACACCTTCATGAAGGTAAAAGTCAAAGACCTGGCTGCTGACTACAAAGTCTCACGCAGAACAATCAATCGTGTTCTGGTCGAGATGGGTGTCGCACCAGTCCCTAAACCCAAAGCAGTTCCGCTGTACACACAGCAAGTTGAACTGCCTATCACCATGGTTGAACCTACTTTGATGGACAAAGTATCCGGGTTCTTCAAATCAATCTTCGGCAAGAAGCAACAACAAACCAATGTCCAAGCAATCAAGTAATCAACAACCGCCACTCCGTGCGGTTCATATGGGCCTGTTTCCTACACTGGGCTCCCTTCAAGAGGTTGTTGACTTCTCTGAATCAAAACTCCCCATCACAGACAAGAACGAGCTGTTCAGTCTGCTGATGACTTATCACAACACTTTGCTCAAGCAAGTAAACCAATAAAGGAAATGCAATGGGCCTCGATATGTACGCCTACACCTGTGAAGCCGATAGCGTTGGCGATCAGCAGGTGGACATCAAGATCTACAACGAAGACGGCAGTCATGCCGTTGCCAACCTGGACCGTGAATTCGCCTACTGGCGCAAGTTCAACCATCTTCACGGCTGGATGCACCAACTGTATGACAGGAAAGGCGGCACCAGTGAGTCATTCAACTGCAACACTGTGCGGTTGATGTCAGAGGACATAGATGTCCTTGAGTCTTTAGCCACTCTCAAAGCCCTGCCTGCAACGCAGGGTTTTTTCTTTGGTGGTGGAGAACCTTTTAGTGACGAAGACAAAGCCGAAGTGCTTGAGTTCGTCGCCAAATCACGTATTGCCTTCTCTGAAGGCAAAGCTGTTATTTACGATTCCTGGTGGTAATTCATGCAAGTCAAAATCTCCCAAGCCATTCCAATGCTGGCTTCCTACATCCGTGCCAAGCTGGTTCCCATGCTGGTTGGCAGTCCTGGCTGCGGCAAGTCCCAGATCATTTACAAGATCGCTGAGGACTACAACCTGAAAGTCATCGACCTTCGCCTGAGCCAGTGTGACCCCACTGATCTGGCTGGCTTTCCCACGGTTGCCGGCAAGAAGGCTGACTACGTGCCCATGGCTCACTTCCCCATCGAAGGTGATCCAATCCCTGCAGGCTATTCAGGTTGGCTCTTGTTCTTGGACGAAGCCACCAGTGCACCTCCAGCCATCCAGGCAGCAGCCTACAAGCTGATCCTGGATCGCATGGTGGGTAGCCACCATCTGCACAAGAACGTGGCCATCGTGGCTGCTGGCAACCTGGAGACAGACAACGCCATCGTGCAACCCATGAGCACTGCCCTGCAGTCTCGACTGGTGCACATGGAGCTGGTGGTCGATGCAGAGGAATGGATCGACTGGGCTGAGCAGAACGACATCGATCACCGGATCACTTCGTACATCAAGTTCAAGCCCGGTCAGCTCTACACCTTCACCCCTGATCACACCGACAAGACCTATGCGTGCCCACGCACCTGGGAGTTTGCCAACCGTGTGATGGGTGTGACGGCCGATGGTGACAAGGAGCGTCTTGCCATGCTCGCAGGCACCCTTTCAGAAGGTGTGGCTCGAGAGTTCACGACCTTCATGCGGATCTACAACGATCTGCCGACGCCTGCTCAGATCATCTTGAATCCCAAGGAGATCCGAGTTCCCACCGAGCCATCGATCCTGTTTGCTCTGACTGGCTCCATTGCTCACAACGCAAGCCAGGACAATTTCGGCAAGCTGATGGAGTTCGTCCAGCGTCTGCCTGTCGAGTTCCAAGTCGTGACCATGCGAGAAACCATACGCCGTAACAAAGCCATGATGTCCCACGCTGCGGTGCAAAAATGGATTTCCGATTCAGCAACAAGCCTGTTTTGATCTACGTTTCAACAAACCCAAGGCCACCGTAACTGGTGGCCTTTTCTTTTATGTCAATCCTCAGAAAACTCAACCAATTCTTCTTCGCCAAACCAACGGCAAAAGAGATCGCAGTCACGGATCTCGAAGAAAATCGCAGGCTCCTGATCAAGGAAATTGCTGCCATGCACTACCACCAGCGCATGGTCGATTACTACTATGCAGTCATTGGTGAGCTGCAAGAACAGATCAAGTGATATGGGAGACAGAACTACTGTCTACCTTGATCTCCTGGCTTCACAGGCTGATGCTGCAAAAAAGCTGTTTGATTACGAACCCGAACATGCTCGCCAAAATGGGGATCAATTCGTTGAGTTCGAATTCCACGAAGTAAATTACGGCACGCTTGGTTTTCTAAGTGAGCTTGAAAAAGCAGGCATTGCTTATGATTCAAGCTGGTCCGAGGGTGACCAATACGGAGCTGGTACGTTATTTGGCCGATTTACTGCTGATGGTGAAATCGTTCGTTTGGAACGTTACGAAACTGACATTGATCCAAGCATGGGTTGCTTGATGAAGCTCATTGACGATCCGGTAGCTCTTCGAGAATACATTCTGCAACACCACAAAGAAACCACTCCCCTGCCCTGGGACAACCAGGAAGAGTACGGGAAGCTGTACCGAGCCAGAATGCTCATTTCCACATAACTCGAGCCCATAGTGGCTCTTTTCATTTAAAGACCCTATGGAACAAACACCTCACGAAATCGCCTTGAACAAGGCAAAGATTGCCTTGATGGGCAAACCTGACTCGGCTTTCTTCACCACCCTCGCCTTCAGCTTGATCCATGAGTTCAGCGACAAGGTGCGTACTGCTGCCACCAATGGCAAGAAGATCATGTACAACCCCGAGTTTTTCATGTCCTTGAGCCATGAAGAACGAGTGTTTCTGATCTTGCATGAGGCCATGCACTGTGCTTACCTGCACATGGAGCGCAAAGGCGATCGTGATCACCGCAAGTTCAACATGGCAGCTGACCATGTAATCAACCTGCAGCTGATCGAGCGTGGCTTCAAGATGCCCAAGGATGGTCTGGCTGATGACCAGTACAAGCAACTGTCTACGGAAGAGGTCTACAACCTCCTTCCTGCGTCTCCTGCAGACCAACCCATGCCAGGCTTCGGAGAAGACCTACAAGCCCCAGATGACAGCTCTTCTGCAGCTGCTGAGGCCCTGGCCAATGACATCCAGGACATTTTGGTTCGAGCATCGATCCAGTCAAAGATGGCCGGCGACAAGCCAGGAAGCATACCTGGTGAGATCCAAATCTTCCTGGACCGGTTGCTGAATCCCAAGCTGCCCTGGAACCGCATCCTCCAGAAATACCTGCAGACGTTTGCCAAGAACGACTACAGCTTCAAGAAGCCCAATCGCAGGTTCTTTCCTCAGTTCCACATGCCACGGTTGTTCGGTGAAAACCTGATCAACATCGCCGTTGCAGTAGATACCTCGGGCTCAGTGTCCGATGAGGAATTCAACCGCTTCGTGTCCGAGACGGCTTCCATCATGAAGATGATGAAGCCAGAAACCATCACGATCATTCAGTTCGACACCGAGCTTAAGTCAGTAGACAAGGTGCACAGCATGCACGATCTGATGCACGTTAGTTTCACCGGCCGAGGTGGTACTCGCATTGAGCCAGTATTGGAATGGGCCGATACCAACAAACCCCAGCTATTGCTGGTGTTCACGGACGGTTACTTTCATTTCTACGGCCCCGAAACCAAAGCCAAGACACTGTGGTTAATCCACGATAACCCCAAGTTCGAAGCTCCATTCGGCAAAGTAATTCACTATGAGGTATGACATGGCTATTACCACCACAGTTCCCGAAAGCTTGAAGAAGCTTTCTAAGAAAGCAGCTGTCGCACAAGCCCGTGCTGAGCTGTACAACAAGATACCCAAGGAAAATTTCTTGGCTGTCGAATACGACTACAACAAAAGCATCGTTCTTCCATATGACGAAGGCTTGAGGTTTGTTGCTTGCCTGAAGAATGCCGAAGTGCTCGAAGAGCAGTACAACAAACCAAAAACGATCACTTCGTTTCAATCGAACTATTTCAAAACCCGCATCCTTTCCCGTAAAGACTACGAAGACATCAAGATTGCCGCTCTGCTGGGAATCACCGTCGAAGAGCTCAATACGGAAGAGGAACTACCCGCAGACTATTGATGACCACCCAAGAAATCACACTCACCGAAGACCAGCAGAATGCCCTGGGAGCCTTCCACAACTTTCTGATGGACCCAATTGAAACGGTGTTTGTGCTCCGTGGATATTCAGGTTGTGGCAAGTCCACTCTGGTTCGCACACTGATCGATCGCATGCCTGCCTTCAACAAGACGGCACGGCTGATCAACCCAGAGCACAAGGAATACGAAGTCGCTCTGACTGCAACCACCAACAAGGCTGCAGAGAACCTGGGCAGCATCACTGGCCAAGGTGCAGTGACGATCCATTCCTTCCTTGGCTTGCGTGTCCAGACGGACTACCGCAGCAACACCACCACCCTCATTCCTCGCACTTCGGATCAGAAGCAGGGCTACCTGCTCTTCATCGATGAGGCGAGCTATGTGGACAAGCAGCTGCTGAGCTTCATCTTCAAGATGACCAAGAACTGCAAGGTGGTGTTCATCGGTGATCCGGCTCAGCTCACACCCGTCAAGGCAACCGGCACTCCAGTGTTCGATGCCAACTTCTCAGGTGCTGCGCTGACCACCGTGGTTCGTCAGGCTGAAGGCAATCCGATCGTTGACCTCTCCACCAAGTTCCGTCACACGGTCAACACAGGTGAGTTCTTCAGCTTCACACCTGACGGGCACCACGTTCAGTACTTGCAGCGGGATGCGTTCAACGAAGCCATCAAGGCTGAGTTCACGCGGCCTGACTGGCGTTACCAGGACTCCAAGATCCTGGCTTGGACCAACAAGTGCGTGATCGGCTACAACCACTTTGTCCAAAACCATGTGAAGGGAGATCCCGACTTTCAGGTTGACGATTACGCAGTTTGCAACTCGTTTGTCACCGTCGGCCGTAGCTCGATCAAGACCGATCAGATGGTCCAGATTACTGCTATCGAAAGCCCTTCGGTTCGATACGAAGTGCCAGGCAACATGATGTGCATCGACGGCATCTGGTTGTTCCACCCCAGAAGTCTTCAGGAGTGGAACGCAGGCATCAAGAAGATGCGTGCTGCAGACAACTTCGGTGCTGTCTCTGAAATGGAATCCCAGTGGATCGATCTTCGTGCTGCCTATGCCTGCACCATCAACAAGGCACAAGGCTCCACGTTCGATCGTGTGTTCGTAGATCTCGATGACATCCGTCGCTGTAACTCAGGAGATCAAATTGCACGAATGCTTTATGTCGGCGTCAGCCGTGCACGTACCCAAGTCTTCCTCACCGGAGATCTGGTCTAAACCTCAATGAGAAAACCATGGAACAGCTTCAACATGATCCGCGCACCAAGCAGCTGATCAAGGACACGCTTTACGACTTCCTCTACCGCCCGGTAGAGAATCAGTTCAAGAGTCGGCTGGAAGTACTGATCGTTCGCAACACCCTGCTGGGGGGCTACTCCCACAAGTCTTTCAACTACAAGGGTGTGCACTACAGCTGTGACAGCGGGTCTGCTCCCCGCAAGTGGAATCGACTGATCCCTCAGTTGAAACCCGCCATGGATGAGTATCTCTTCGATCTCAAGCAACTCAATGAGAGAGAGCTGCCATTCGTCATTGGCTTCATCAACCAGGTGCTGAATGCCTCGAATGATCTGCAGGACTATCTGCACATCTTCCCCGAGTCCATTCATCAGCCTCTGGAAAAACTGATTGCCACCTGCCCGTGCCAAGCCAAGCAGCTCACCGATGAGAAAATCCTTGAACTGCGTGAAAAGAATCAGGCACCGATCAACATGATGAAAGCAAGGATGGTCACAAACTTGCTCATTTAAGGAACTACATGCGTCACATCATCTTCAAAGAAGCCAACACTTACAGCATTGCTCTTCTGTCGAAAGGCACTTCTTTCAGCAAGCACGAGCTCCGAATCAATTACGTTGATCCTCTGATCAAACGTGGCATCGCTGAAGAAGAGATGATTGCTTTCACCCTGGACTACAACTCGGAAGGCAAAGCGCCAGCTCAGTTCATCAAGGACTATCTGAGCAAGCTCTTGCCTGCCTTGGACAGCCTGGGTGTCAAGCATCTGTATGTTGCAGACGCAAACTACTTCAAGACCCTCACAGGTCAAGGTAAGGCAGACCCTCACTTCGGCTATGTGCTCCCTTGCAAGATCAAGGGCTACGAGCACATGTCCGTTGTGCTGGGTCTGAACTACCAGCAGCTGATCTACAACCCGCAGCTGCAAGCCAAGCTAGACCTGAGTCTATACACCCTGGCTTCAGGTGTGGCTGGCAACTACCAAGCCATTGGTTCCAACATCATTCACTCGGCTCAGTACCCTGAGACGGTCACAGAGATCGCTGCAGCCCTTCAATCGCTGCATCAGTACCCAGACCTCACCTGTGACATCGAGGGCTTCTCGCTAGCTTTCAATGAGGCGGGGATCGGCACCATTGCCTTTGCATGGGACAAGCACAACGGCATTGCCTTTGCGTGCGATTACAAGACCTATGCACTACGGCCTGCTGATGGCTTTTACGGTTGGCAAGGTACAAACCGTGAGGTGCGTGCAGTACTGCTGCAGTTCTTCATGGACTACAAAGGTGAGCTGACTTTCCACAACGCACCCTACGATGTGAAAGCCATCATCCATGCACTGTGGATGACTGACCTACTGGACACCGTGGGTCTGTTGGAAGGTCTGGACATCATGGCCGCCAGGATGAATGACACCAAGATCATCGCCTACCTGGCCACCAATTCCACTGCCGGCAACGTGCTGGGATTGAAGCCACTGGCTCATGAGTTCGCAGGCAACTGGGCCAAGGACGACATCAAAGACATCCGCAAGATTCCTCTGAAGGAGCTGCTCGAGTACAACTTGGTCGATGCCCTGTCCACTCACTACGTCAAAGAGAAATTCTGGCCTGTGATGGTCAGAGACAACCAGCTGGACCTGTACCGATCGCTGATGCTGCCAAGCCTAAAGCTGATCATGCAGATCGAGTTGAGTGGCATGCCCATGAACGACAGCAAGATCGTAGAAGTGAAGCATGCGCTCCATGAAGAGCAGCAGTCCCACCTCACAAAGATCAAAACCAGCGGCGTCATCAAAATGCTGGAACTGCTGCTTCAGGAGACTGCCTGGAATAAAGACTACGAAGACCGGAAAGCCAAAGCCAAGAACCCTGGGAAGATCCTGCCCAAGAACAAGGCTGCATTCGAAGACATGGAGTTCAATCCGAACTCTGGTCCTCAGCTGCAGCGTTTGCTCTATGAGCTGATGGGCTTGCCAGTGCTCGATCTCACCGACACCAAGCAACCTGCCACTGGTGCCGAGACGATCGAGAAGCTGATCAACCACACTGAGGAGCCTGCCTACAAGGAGCTACTCAATGCGCTGATCGGCTACGGCAAGGTCACGAAAATCCTCTCTACGTTCATCCCTGCTTTCGAGCGAGGCATCCTCAAAGAAGACGGCATGCGATACCTGCATGGCAGCTTCAATCTGGGTGGTACGGTCTCCGGCCGACTAAGCTCGAGTGATCCCAACATGCAGAACCTGCCTGCTGGGTCTGACTTCGGCAAGGTGATCAAGACATGCTTCCAGGCTCCACCTGGTTGGCTATTTGCAGGTGCAGACTTCAACTCGCTTGAAGACTACATCTCTGCACTGACCACCAAGGATCCCAACAAGCTTGCGGTTTATGAGCGTGGCTTCGACGGCCACTCACTGCGTGCAGCCTATTACTTCCGTGATCAGTGTCCCGAGATCGATCTTGACGATCCTTCTTCGGTCAACACAATCAAGAAGAAGTATCCAGAGCTGCGTCAGGACTCCAAAGCTCCAACCTTCCTGCTCACCTACGGCGGTACCTACCACGGGATGATGAGCAACCTGGGTTGGTCCGAGGAGAAATCCAAAGCCATCGAGAAGGGATACCACGATCTCTACCAGGTGTCAGATGCCTACGTTCAAGAGCGCCTGAAGCAGGCCTCAATGGACGGCTATGTGGAAGTGGCTTTTGGACTGCGTGTCAGGACTCCTCTGCTCAAGCAGGTGATCTATGGCACCCGTGGCATGCCCTACGAAGCTTCGGCTGAAGGCAGGACTGCCGGCAATGCTCTGGGTCAATCCTATGGCTTGCTCAACAACCGTGCTGCAGTGGACTTCATGCGCAAAGTCTGGGCATCGAAATACCGCTACGACATCAAACCAGTAGCTCTGATTCACGACGCAATCTACATCCTCATCCGCAACGATGTGGAGGTAGTCGAGTTTGCCAATCGTGAGCTAATCAAGTCCATGCAGTGGCAAGAGCTGCCTGAGATCCAACACCCGACTGTGAAGCTGGGTGCTGCCTTGGACATCTTCTATCCCGACTGGGCTCATGCAATCACCCTGCCCAATAACGCAGATCAAAAAACCATTATGGAGTTGTGCTCCAAGAAAGAATCATCATGACTGAGGTACAAGTTATCGCATTGAACAAAGCCATCAAGTTACTTGTGGCTTCTGGTGTTCAATACGCCATCGTTACCGAACAAGGCGAAACCATAAGCAACGGCTTAGAGGTTGCTGTCAAGCAAGAACGACAGCGTGCTCCCCGCAAGTATCCCTACGGGGAGCTTTCTTCTTATTACCGGCCGTTTATCGACTTCAATGCTAACATTGGTTCAGTGCAAGTTGTTCCTTTTGGAAAGTATCCAGCGGACGATATTCGTGCCGGTGTGTGCTCGACTCTCAGTCGTGAATGGGGCAAAGAGACATACGTTACCAACAGCACTGATGCCGGTGTCGAGATCCTTCGAATGGGTTGATCCGTTCCAACCTTAACCAAGCCCTCTTCGGAGGGCTTTTTTATTTCTACAGAAAGAATCCCATGCGTTTGACCAAAACAATCCGAGAAGCCTTTGTCCGTGCAGCCATGGACGATGTGCCCAAAGAAGACTACCAGGCCAAGATCCACAAGCTAATCCAAGACGATGCCATATCCAAGCTGCCACCCAAGATCAAAGCCATTGCTCAAGACAAAGAGCTGCGCCACTTTTTGAAGACAGAGAGTCACTACATCCAGGGCTATCACATCAGCAACGTGCGTGTAATGCACCCTGAATACGTGCGTTCTCCCAACGTGAATACTCAAGTGGAAGCATTGCTGGTTGACTTTTCCAACCAAACAGAACGCATGAACTCTCTGAAAATCAAACTGACTGCTGCAGCTGATGCTGTCACCACTCGAAAAGCACTCGTGGATCTGCTGCCTGAGTTTGAGAAGTATCTGCCGGCCGATGAATCCAAAGCTGTTGCTTCACTGCCTGCAGTGGCCAATGTCCTGTCTGACTTCGTGAAGGCAGGCTGGCCCAAGAACCAACCCAAGATGCCCAAAGTCACACCATGAACGCACCTACCCTTCCCCACAACCTGACTGAAGAATCTGAAGCAGCCACCAAGCATCCGTACAGCCTGAGTCTCAACATGGGCGGTATTGAAGACTTCACCGTCTACTTTTCCGTTGAAGGTAGTGACTCTCCTGATGAATGGCTTGTTGCAGAAGGCGCTCAATGCTTCTACAAAGGAGTTGACGTTACCAACTTGTTTGATGGTTCAGACATCGACGAGCGGATCTACGACAACACCAATGAAGTCGAGCAGCAGATGGCTGATGCTTGGGCTGACTACATGATCGACAAACACGCAGACATCGGCTGTGACTGACACCTTTCTGAGTTTTGAAGAAATCCAAGCTCTGACCCAACGCAAGGTACGCACTGCACAGGTCAGGGTCTTGAAAGCCATGGGCATCGAACACCGTGTACGGCCAGATGGAAGCGTCGCAATACTGCGTGCTCACATCACCAAGGTGTTTGATGGCTCCACTGAAACCAAGAAGCAAACCAAACACGCTGAACCTAACTGGGAAGCAATGTAATGGCTCGCAAGCGCAGCAAAGAGAATCAAGGTCTTCCGGCTCGCTGGAGACATACTCACGGTGCCTACTACTACCAGGTTCCGCCTGGTCTTGAGCACCTGTGGGAAGGCAAGAAAACATTCCGTCTGGGAGAGAAACTCAATGAAGCCTACAAAGTCTGGTCGGATCGGCTTCAAAAACCAACTCAAGCAAAAACGGTTGGTGAGCTACTCGATCGCTATGCACTCGAAGTTATCCCTGCCAAAGCTGCAGCAAGCCAGCAAAGCAATCTCGTTCAGATGGTCGTGCTTCGCCGGGTGTTTGGTAACCAACCCCTTCTTCTTTTTGCTCCTCAGCTGGTCTACCAGTATGTGGATCGCAGGAGTGTAAAAAAGAAAGATCCCAAGACAGGCAAGGTGACGGGTGGTCGCATTGCGGCTCATCGTGAAATCGAGCTGCTGTCCCATGCCTACACCAAAGCCGTGGAATGGGGATACATCGATCGCCATCCATTCAAGAACGAAGTGCGTCTGAAGGGAGAAACTCCGAGAGATCGCTACGTTGAAGATTGGGAAATCGTTGAAGCGCTTTCTCTGGATTCAAAGAGAAAGAAAGGCAGCGTGCTGATGATCCAGGCTTACCTGAGATTAAAGCTGCTGACTGGCATGTCGCAAGGTGACTTGCTTCGCCTTCAAGAGAACCAACTCAAAGAAGACGGCATCCACAATCAACGCCACAAGACTGCAGCCACTACCGGCAAGAGGACCATCTATCAATGGACTCCTGAGCTGCGTGCTGCTGTCGCAATGGCCAAGCAATCTCGATCGTTTCCATCGATCTTTCTGTTCTGCAATCGTGAAGGACAGTGCTACATCAATGATGAGACAGGCAAAGCACCTGGCTGGAAATCAATGTGGCAACGCTACATGGAACGGGTGATCAAGGAAACCAAAGTGGAGAATCACTTCACCGAACATGACTTGAGAGCCAAGGTAGCCAGTGACGCTGGAACACTTGAACACGCTCGATCGCTGTTGGCTCATGCGGATAGCAGAACCACCGATCGGATCTACAGACGCAAAGCAGAGGTGGTAAAGCCCCTCAGATAGGAACATGTGAAAACATCAGAACTGATTGCCAAAGGCAAAAAATACCTATGGGATGGCAAAGACGATTATGAACTTGACTGTGATAAGTCCGAGTACATCTGCTATGCCATTCTGTATGCAGCAAAAAATCAACAAAAACAATATGTTCTGAACATGCACCAAAGATGCCGTGATGTCATTGAGGCTCGATTGTTTCCTTGGAACAACTTGAATGTTTGGCTTCAATATGGAGCCGGCATACCCGGAACAGAACTAACAACAGAGCGTGTGCAAAAACACCGACTCAAGTGGATGAATCGACTCATCAAAGAATACAAAGCCAAAGGAGACTGACATGAACCAACAAGTCCAAAGAGTTGATGCCAATCTCAAAGAGCTGATGCAGTACCTTCCCTTGGCTCTGGCTTTCAACAAGCTGGAAGACTGGGCCAAGGTCTACACTGAGGGCTACATGCTTAAGCTGAGGGCCATGCGGTGACTGACAAGCTGCTCGAAGAGATCAAGGCTCTGGGTGACTACCTGGATGTCCGTGCACTGGATGACGGCACCCTGGTTGGCATAGGCAACTTGCTTTTCACCAAGGCCATCTACATGGACCTGAACCTGTACGGCTGGGGCAAACGCTTCTGCTTCCAGGATCGTGCCTTGGCTGATGCTGAGTTCAAGAAGCTGCAGACGGGTGAGGAAGAGCCTGTCGGCTGGATCGCCCGAAGGTAGCTTGGCTTGTACTATCGCCAGAAGAGACCTTCCAAAAAATCAATGACTTACCTCCTAAGCCTAAGTCCCTTGGGTAGTACAGCTTGGCCAACCCAAGGTCTTGATTTCTTGGATGAATCTGGCTCCGGGACCAGCTGGCTACGAACCAAGGGGTCGTGGGTTCGAATCCTGCCGGGCGCGCCAAAAAAGGTAGTAAATTCAAGGGCTTGGGTCTAACGACTCAGGCCCTTTTTCTTTGCTTTGTACTATCGAACCAGCTTTGTACTATTCATGACCACCGATGACATCCTCTACCACTCTGGTCTGACAGCCCAAGGCTGCTGGGATCAGCTCGACAGCTACGCCCGTGAAGCCGTCACAAAGGCCATCTCCCTAGCCCAAGAAGCCGAACGCAAACGCTGCTGCTCGATCATCTTCGGCATGTGCAGCAGTGACAACGTGGCCCAGAGAACGGTGGATGCCATCTGGAAAGACCACAAATGAACAAAACCCCTCACTGGATGCAGGCCTGCTGGCATTTCTGCGCCTTCACTGGTCTGGCCTTCTGGGTCAACGTGACCATGGACTTCATGAAAGCCTACGCATGAGCCAGAACAGCCCACAAGGCACGAAAAAGGCTCAGCAGGGGCATCGGTACCACCTCAACGGAAAGAACGTCCTGGCGCTCGAATCCGGCCAGCGGGTAAGGGTTCTGTACTTCGACCCTGAACAGCCCTGGGTCAGCAAGATCTCCAAGGTTTTCTGCAACGAGCTGATCCCACAACCCATGAAGTACTTCCACGGAGAGATCCCTCGATGACCAAGCCAATCGTCAACCCGTTCAGCAAGGACTACGTGCCCAAGATCGCCATCGATTACCGGGACCGAAAATACAAACGGCCGGTGTTGAACCAGCCGTCTGAAGATGTCCATCAAACCCTGAACCCCAAGTTCAATGAACCGACCCTGACAGAGGTCTATCAGAGGATCAGCTTGCCTGAGATCTAAGCCATGCAAGACAGCACTGCATTGCAGCGCTTCTTGCGGTCTTCGAATCCAATCAGGCCACCGTTGATCTTCTTGGTCATGCCTTCCAAGTCCCACTTGTCAGCAAACTCACTGATCTTGTTGTTCCTATAGAACCAAGCAGCAGAGCGTGCAGCTTGTGCTGGAGACAGCAACAAATCAGGCGAGTAAACCAACTCGATGCCCAAGGCCTGGCCACAGCGTTTGTAGTTGTCCTGGCCGGTCAGCTGCTTCAGACCCCTGCCTCTGAACAGCCACCCTTCCCCAGACTCGATCGAGCCATTCCCCATGCGGTTGCTGTAAACCACATTGGCAATGGCTTCAGGCTGACGATGCAAGGCCAGCGCAAACTTGTTGGGCTGGTTCTTTCCTTTGACCTTCACCGGCTTCTTGTCTGGGCCTAGAACCGCAAAGCGGTTCGGCCAGACTGCAGCCATGGTGTCGGCTGAATAGTTGAGGTTTTCCTCGAGCGTGGTAAAACCACCGGTCTCATGTGCACACTGGCCCAGGAACGCAGCAATGCTTTTGGCAGTGTTGATCCCAAACTCCGCACAGGCTACCTGCACGGCTTTGGTCCACTGGTCAGCAAGAGCTGGCTTGACCCCTGCAGCGATCAGATGTTGGTGAGTAGGAATCATTTCTTGGCCCCGTCCTTGTTTCGGCTACCCAGCGAAGAGCCCAGCAGGAACTGAAACATCGATGCGACCATCGTTCCCAGGACAAAACCAAGGATCGTGTCAGCAAATCGGATGTTCTGCTCTGGGATGTAGCCGAAGGTGATGAAGCCAATGTACAGAGCAGACAGCAAAGACCAGAAGCCAATGAAGAAATAGACGAAGCGACGGACCAGTGGATCATCAGAGTCCATGGCCTTGAGCTGCATGTCTCGTGCGCCCTGCATGTTCTTCAGATCAATCTCGGCCATGAATTCTTCGTGCTTCATGGCTTCAGCCTGGATCTTGGCGTAGTCCTCCTTGGTGGCTTGACCTTCAGGTTTGAGCTCGATGCCCATCTTGTCCTGAACGTAATCCACGCCTTTCTCAAGAACAGCGTCTGCCACTTTGGGCAGACCGTTGGAGATCAGGCCGGAAACAATGGAAGCAATGATGGGCAACATATCAATCCTCTTTCTTTTCTTCGATAGGCGGTGGTGCCTTTGGCTTTAGTTCAGAGAGTGCTTCCTTGCCTTTAATGGCAAGCAAAGTTCCCAAGGAGCCCAGAATATATTTACTCATGTCCGACAGCAAGAAAAAGAACTGCTTGTCAGCTGGAGCAATACCATTCATGGGTTGCGGTACAAAGACCAGTGAATACATCGACAGAAAAACCATCGTGATGATGGTCAGACAGAACGTCACTGCAATGGTCAGCTTGATCTTTGCTTCAATGTGTTCTGGAGTCCAGTTCATCTCACTTCCCCTTTCATGTCTTCGATCTTCATGACATGCTCAGGGCAAGTCTGAGTGACCACACATTTTGGCTTCTGGCAGAACTCCTTCTCCCAGTTGGCTGAGTCCTGGCAGGCGTACCTGAATCGGTCCTGACATCCAGTCAGACCGATAACGCAGATGATGAGTAAGAGCTTGTTCATCGCTGCATCCCGTACATGACGAGATAAACACCGAAACCAACAAGCGCAAAGATGACAACGATGCCACCAACGACAATCAGGATCTCAACGAGTTCTTCCTGATCCTGCTTGGCTCGACGCGCCCTGTCTCGAGCAATCTGGATGTCGATCTTGTCCTGCTTATCCATCTCGGCCACACGGACCATGATGGAGTTCCAGACATCCATGTTGTTGGGGAAGAAGAGGCCTTTGACCTGTTCTTCGAAGTCACGCTGGGCTTTGAGATCCAGTTCGATCTGGACCGCCTTGCTCATGTTGGAGCCGCCCTTGCTTTTGGCTTGGTTCAGCGCTTTGGAGACTTCGTGTTTCTGTTCGAAGTACCGACCCAGCAAAGGGCCAAGGCTTCGTACATCGTCAGCGGTTTTAGATGCCTGCTTGATCATGGATACCGTCTTTTGGACAGCAGCCATGGCAGTCAGGGCCATGGTGATGGGTTCCATAGAAACCCCCTTTCTTACTTAATGCGGATGTTTTGCCATATCACTCCGATCGCGGTGATTGTTGCGCCAACCCAGAGGATTGGTTTTGCAATCTTGCCGAACCATTCGAGAACAACGAAAGCGCCTTGTGCGGCACTAAATGCGGCCACCACATCAGCAGTGGCCTTGTCGATCTTGTCGACTTTTTGCTCGACAGCTATCAGCCTGTCATAAATTTCCCGGTGGGATACATCAACCTGATCCATGGTTCTTGCTTTCTATGAATCAAGGAGCGGGTGTTGGTGCAGGCTCAGGTGCAGGAGCCCAAGGCATGGCTGCGGCGGTCAAACTAGCCTTGGCACACTCTTTGTCCAGCACCTGCTGGATGTGAGCCTTAATGGAATCCATGTTGACCTCTGCGGTCTCGAGCCATGACTCGATCAAGCCAGGGCCAGTCATTGCCGACAGCTCGGTGAAGTTTTCTGGGTCCACAGGGTTCAGGTTGGTCTCCTGAGGCAGCTCAAACGACTGGCCTTCCTGGGTGCCCTTGAGGGTCCAGCTCACCTGCTTTATGACGTTGGTGAGGCCACCCTCGTTTGCAGTGCGGATGCCGTTGACGATGATTTGAAATGTTGCGGTCATAATGGTTCCTTGGTTGGTTTACAGGCCGAGAGCAGCCTTGATTTCATCCGGTGTTGCTGCTTGGTCAATCTGCACTTGCACGCCTTCGTACTTGGTGCGAATGGCTTGACGAGCTGCCTCTGCTTCTTGCTCAGCAGAGCCCGGAATGCGTTTTGCAATGACCTCATCGTGAGGCTTGAACTCTTCTGCTCTGGCTGCACGACGCATGTCATGGGCCATTGCTTTGGCTTTGGTGATGTTAACGCTGATCATGGAGTCTCCTCAGGGAACTGGTCTGACTCCGAGCCAACGCCATCAGTGAGCACTGCGGCGTCAACCTCCCATGCGGATCGGAACGTGCGGTCGCTTGGAATGTCAGAGACATCCACGATTTTAAATGGCTTACCAGCAGGCACATCTTTGAGTGCGATGGCCTGTATGTCGTACTGACCAAGAGCTTCTGGTGCAGGGATGATGACGGCCACACCGCCTTCGTCTGTTTGATAAATGATGCGTTGAGTCATGGTTTTCTTTCAGCGGAAGATTGAGACATTTACTTCGGCATTGTCTTGGGTACCACCAGCCCAACCATATCCAGTAATGATTGTGACGCTTCCGGCAACTTTGGCAGAAGCGCCACCACTTGTAGTTCCTTGTACCGCACCAACCCTCGAAACCTCTGTCGTACTTGCACTACCAATGCCAACTGAGGCTGCGTAGTTTTGATCAGGCATTGCAGTTGAGAAGTTCACCGTGTAATTACCAGTGCCGTTATCAGTGATGCTCGACACGTTGGCACTTGCACGAATAGCTACCGTACCCGTACCGTTGAAGTTCACCCAAGCACGGGCACCGTAATAAGCAGGTGAGCCAGTAGTCCTGGTGATGCCGTAGGAGCTGTAGTTGCTCGACGAAAGAATTGTCTGCCAGCCATTCCAGGTTGAGTTAATGCCGTTCCGAAGCAACAACTGTGCAGGGCCAGAGGCGTTGACGCCGCTTTGGTTTGTAAACGCCAGTTGATATGAAGAATCACCAGTGCTTCCAGACGTTCCATCCCACGGAGCATAGGTCATCACCCCAGCGAAGTTGCCTGCCGCCCCAGCCACACTGCTTGCGTTCGCAAAATCGAATCGAACCGCACTTGGACTGGATGTGGGTAATTTGTTTCCTGCAATACGATCACCGTCGCGGCTGGTTACCAGGGGAGTTGCGCCTGAACTTCCAGTAATGCTGATCCCCCAGGTACCAGAGGCACCCGAGCCAGTCAGGGATGGGCTGTAGCTGCTGTAGTTTCCTGCGTGGAGTACTACGTTGTTGTTGACGTATGAAGCTGATGGTGTAACCGCAAAGTTAACGCCCGTCGCAGAAGTTGATCCGTTTACGGAAACACCAAATGTATCTGCGCCACCAATACCAGCACCACCTTGAAAGTAGCTGATGCCGTATGTAGTTGCGTTTCCAAACGACCAGATTGGGTTGCGTACCCCACCGTAGTAGACGTCGTTGCGAAAGCCGTTGTTCCCGCCCGATGTCACTGCACCAATAAACGAGCTGTAGCTGGTGTAGTTGCCGCTGTGCAGGTACGGAAGGTTGCCGCTGTACCGATACAACTGGCCGTCTACCAATACATCTTTATTGAAGTAGAACGAAGGTCGGTCCGTTTGAAAGTGGCTGTGCGACGTGTTCAGGGGGCCGATAGTCACATAGCCATTTGCGTTAACAAGCGACGCATAGTTGTTGCCGTCAAGATGCAAGCCGTATGCGGTGTTGTCTCTGCTAAATCGAGCAATCCCGCCAAACGCGTCGATGTACGCCGTGCCGTTGGTGTTTTGGCCGACCTGAAGCTGGTTGTTGACGCGGACAACACCGTTGACTGTTCCACCGCTCAGTGGCAGAGCGTAGCTGCCAATGTTTGACGGTGAAATCCCCCGGTAAGCAGTGCGAGAGTTCGTCACGCCTGCAAACGTGGATGACTCGAACGAAATGCTCCATCCGGTTGCCCACGTGGAGTAAGCCGTACTCGAGTAGCCGCCTGTAAAATCGGTAACGTGGACTTGCGGGTATGACCAGGAGCTGTTCAGTTCGCCAATATAGACGCATTGAGAAGAGCCGTCTTTTCCGAAGCGAACAAGAAAATCACTTGCGTTGTCGGAAATGCCAATTGCTGAGACGTTGTACCAAGTAGCTGCGCTATCGCCGTAGTTGTATCCAGCAATGATGAATTCTTGGGTCAGTCCGGCTGTGTATTGGTACACGCGAACACGGAAGCTCAGCATCGTATTGCTGCCAAGAGCCGCGACAGGCAAGCGAATCTTGATGGCACCAGTTACCGTGCCAGATTGCGTCGAGTAAGCGGCACCGCCAGGGTTGGCAATGCGGATGCCAGCGTCAGTATTGCCAAAGCCACCCGACGACACCATCCCAGTGGATGTGAGGCTTCCACCAAGAGTCAGGGCGTTTGCACCGCTGCGCGCAAGCTGTGTGTCTGTTCCAAACAGAATGCCGTTTGCTGGTATGGTCCCGGAGTACGAGTCGCTTACCTGAATTCCATTGAATCGTCCGTTCTGAGCGCTACCACTGTTGGTCAAGAAGCTAAATGCTGTGTTTGCTCGCAGGTAGACAGAGCCGCCAAAGTACGTGTTGCTGCTACCGAATGTGACGTCTCCACTCAAAGTGCCGCCACTCAAGGGCAGAGCGTAAGAGCTGTAGTTGCTTGTGGTAAGTCCGCCAGATACTGAACCAGCAGAATCTGCGTAAGCAACTCGAACAGCAGCAGGCGTTCCAGGCGACACCTGGAAAAGCCACCGCGAGCCATCGAACGTCAAATAGCCGTAGTAGGGGTTGCTTCCGCCATATGCGTAGCTGCTGTCAGTCGAGTACAGCTTTGATGAGTTGGCAGCGTATGTCGAGTTGCCGGTAATAGAGATGCCCCAAGTGCCAGAAGCTCCGGTGCCGGTCAGGGTAGGCGAATAGCTGTTGTAGTTTCCAGCGTGGAGAGCCTGGTTGCCAGCAATTTGAAGCGTACCGGAGTCAAAGTACGTTGCAGCACCACGGATGTAGTTCACATAGCTACTGCCGTTGTAGTAGCCAAAATGTGTTTTGTTATCCCCTTGCCCGGTAGCGTAAGCGTGCGTACTAAAAATTGACACACCGGAGCTGATTCTTGACGAAGGTGTGGCCACAACAGCGCCACTGCCAAGGTTCACGATGTCATCGTCACCGATATAGAACGTGCCAGGGCCGGATGTGATCCGCAGCGACGGGCTGGTGTTGCTGAAATCAAGGTAAGCGCCAGTCAGCGTGCCGCCGCTAATTGGTAGCGCATAAGTGCTGACGTTCGCGCTTGTAACGACCGTCTTCCATGGGGTCCATGTGGTTGAATCGGTCTTACCTCGAAACTGCATGAGTCCACCATAGGTGAACGTCATCTGCAGAGGCCCAAGAGAACCTCCGGAGTTGAAGACCAAAACGCCCTGACTGTCGCTTGCGTTGGTTTGGGTGTAGAACCCGTTCAGCGTTGCAGTATCAATGCTTGCAGCGGCGACGCTGCCACGGTTCAACATCCAAGAACTGTTATCGGTCAGTCCGGCTGCGGTGCCTGTCGTGTTCTGGTTCCCAGCGGCATTGACACCCGGCAAGTTGATGTTCGCGGTGCCGTTGAACGACACGCCACCAATCGTGCGAGCGGTTTGAAGAGCAGTAGCTGTAGCTGCGTTGCCTGTCGTCGAAGCCGATGAGCCAGTAACCGAAATACCCCAACTACCCGATGCGCCCGTGCCTGTTAGCGTTGGGCTGTACGAGTTGTAATTGCCTGCGGTGAGAACCTGGCTTCCGTTCTGAGTGATCGCGCCAGTAGAGTTAAGGGTGTCAGTTTTGACGCCACCAAGAACTGCAATACCAAGCGCTCCAATCTTAATAGCGCGACCAACGCCAGAATCAGGGTCAACGTAAGTCCCGCTGTAGAAACGCGATTCTCCGGGGACGACGATTGCCCCGGTAAAAGTAGCGCCCGACAAAGCGGCATAAGGTGAAAGAGCGGCGCTCGTTATGTACCCACTAGGGTTCGTCGCGTTGTATGGAGTAAAGCCCAAGCCAGTCGTAATCTGTGCAGAGGTAATCGTGCCGGTGTAGGTAGGCAGATCTGCAGAAGCCAAAGAAGCGCCAGCAGTCACCCTACCCTTCGCATCCACCGTCACCTTGGTGTAGGTGCCTGCGGTCACCCCAGAGTTCGCCAGAGTCAAAGCTGTACTCGATCCGGTAGAGCCGGACCCAGTTACATCACCGGTAAACGTCAACGAGCCAGATGGGATGCTTACAGCGACGTTTGAAACTGAAGTGACCCGGCCTTTTGCGTCTACAGCAAACTGCGGAATGTTGGTTGCGCTGCCGTAGGTGCCAGCAGTGACACCGCTGTTCGCAAGAGTGGCCGTACCAGTTACGTTTGCACTGCCGTTGAACGAGCCGCTTGTCCATGACACATCGCCAGTCATGGCAATGGTTCGGCCAGTAGTCAAAGTAGCTGCGCTGCCAGTCGTACTTTGATTGAACGTAGGCCATGTCTGAGCACCAGCAAACGTAATTGCACCAGTCATCGTGCCGCCTGCAAGAGGCAGCTTGGTAGCGTCAGCTACCGTAATGTCTGCTGAACCGTTGAACGAAACACCGTTGATGTTTCTAGCAGTTTGCAGCACCGTTGCAGTTGCTGAGTTACCAGTGGTGCTTTGGTTCCAAGTAGGAACAGTGCCCGTCAGCTTTGTGTAGTTAACGCTAGTCAACCATGCAGGATCGGCGTAACTGCCTGTTGAAACCAAACCATTGGTGACAGTGGCAGCATTTCCCGTAATACCAATACCCCAGGTTCCTGAAGCGCCCGTCCCAGTCAAAGTAGGTGAGTAGCTATTGAAGTTACCGCTGTGCAGCAAAGTTCTCCAAGAGCTCCAAGTGTTTGCTGTTGTGTACCCGGTTACTTTGCGTATCGAGTAAGTTTCACTGGTGTCATTCGTCGAAAACAGCTGGAACGTGCCTGTATCTGAGCCAGACCCGCTATTGCGCCGCGCTTCCAGTGTGATGCCAGCGGCGACCGGGAAATTGGTAGCCCCGGTGGTAGAAATCAACACCTCAAGCCCAACCCCTCTATCAGCGTTGGCGTCAGTTACGCTGATTCCGCTAAGCTGGTTTGCACTGGTTGCAGTGGCTGCGTTGCCAGTAATGCTGGCACTGGCTGTGATGTAGCCAGATGGGTTGGTTGCGTTGTAAGGCGTGAAACCAAGAGCCGTTGTGACCTGACCCGAAGTGATTCCAGTCAGGTAAGTAGCTGTATCGAGTGCCCAGGTGTTGGCTGCAGTCTTCTTGAGGAAGCCAGACGTACCAGCCAAGCCTGCAATGGCCGTCAGATCAGCATCGAGAGGTTGGGCATCAGTGATGCCATAGCCAGCCAGCGTTGCTGGCTTGCCAGTGACACCTGTCCAAGAAGCCGTCAGAGCAGCTGCAGCGACTTCTGTGTTCAGGTTCGTGAAGTTGGCATCGACCTCCGCGTTGGTCAGCGGAGACCCTTTGCCAGCGCGAAGGACGAGAGTAGCCATGTGATCCCCTTACTTAGATGGCGCTCAGAGTGATGGTCCAAGTGATTGCCATCTGGTCGTCAGCAGCCTTGTTGACCACCGGGAACACAGTGCGGCACAGCATGTCGCCGGCCGAAGCAGCGTTAAACAAACCAGCCTCAGTCACAGCACCTGTGGCATCACCAGGTTCAAACGTGGCGATGTACTGCACCTTCTCCAGGTTGGTTCCTGTGATCGTGGTGCTGTCCAAAGGCTCACGAGAGCCCAGCATCGACACCAGATCGGTCTGAGCAGCAGCTGCAGCACTGGTACCAGCACCCAGAGCCATGTGGCTCATGACGCTCTTGGAAGTGCCCACCATGCGGCTGATGATGTAGGCCAAGCCAGTGTTCACCACCAGGTTCTTCACCTCGCGGGAATCCTTGACGTTGCCGTCTTTGTCAGTCAAAACGATGCTCAAGGCACCAGAGAGTTTGAGTTTTTCGTTGATCATGATTTTTCCTTTAGAAAGTTCTGGAAGCCCCGACGAAATCTTCCGCAAAATAAGTGAAGTCGCAGTAACCTTGACTTCTCACCGACCCACTGTCGGTGAATGAGGCCGAGTCTGTTCTTGCAGAACCAAAACCAATGGATCTGGAATCTGCAATTTGAGCATTATCGGATACTGACCGACTCAGTATCTTGGCTAAAAGATCCGTCGAGCCAAAAGAATCAGCAATCACTTTGCTGACTGCGAAGTTTTTCGAGTCGAAAAAGCTTCCGTATTCGTTCAAAGACTTACCAAACCCAACAACGATCTTTTCCTGTGCCCCATACAAGTCGGCGTATGCACGGCTGTAGGACATGGCAAAAGCAAACGAGTCTTCCACTGAACCAAGATCAGTGCGCTGCTTGATGAACTGCATCTCCTGGTCATCCAGAATCGATGCAGCACCATCAACGTCATCAGTGACGTTCAGAGTGTCGTTGAGTTCTTTCGAAACGCTGAGTCGCTTTGTGTCGAACAGAACACCCAGCTCATAGTTGTTCTTGGTAAAAACCCTAAGTGAGTTTTCAGCTACTGCATTGGCTTCGTCAAAACCCTTGTATAGGGTAAACCCTTGCAGATCTCGTACACCGGCAAAGTCGTTGGGCTGCTTGTTCAGGATGTGCTTGTACGCATCCTGTGCACCAGCCTGCTCAAAGCGGCTGCGTGCAAAGCTCATCTGGTACAGATCAACCGCACCAGTTTCATCAGAAAACTTCTTGGAGATTGAAGAGATCTGCTTGTCGGTCAAGACAGGCGATTCATTCAAGTTCTTGTAGAACTGATAGTTGACGTCCTCGGTCAGCTGCAGGTCTTCTGTCTTGATTTTGTAGAAGACCAACAGCGCCTGATCCATGGCACCAAAATGCTCTTGGAAGCGCAGATGCTTCAGCCAGACACCCAGGTCATAAGCCAACTGAGCAGGCGATATTACGATCGCTGCATGGGTGTGTGCTGGAACGATACCAGCCAGGATGTTGCTTGCGGTGTAGGAAGCAGCAATGCGCTCGTCCTGAGCCCCCAGAAGGGTCTTGAGAGGACGAACAGAAACATCCGCACTCAGCCTTACGGCTGCAATGCGGACTGCATTGGCTACTCCCCTGACGCTCACGCGAACTGCTCTCGCACTCGGAACTTGAGGATGTCGTAGATCGTTTCGCGGCTACCGGTTGCCCTGACGATTTCGATCTCGCCCTCGTAATCCCCTGCTTCGACATCCAGGTCGTCTTCTTCCCAGGAAATGACGCAAACACCTGATGCGGCAAGATCCTGGTTGATGAATGCGGGGCGAGAAAACAGCACGGTGTCAGCACCTACAGCACGAAAGTGCAGGGTGACGGTTGTGCCAACCAGATCTATGGGATTGCCGCTGACTTCATCAGTCAACGTAAGGCGAATTTGTGGAGCTGTATCGCCTCGAACCAGCTTGATTCGTTCAGTCATCTTGCAGGATCTCCGACTATGGATGCAAGGCATCCAAAATTTGCGTGTCGGAAGTTCCTGCTTCAGTCAGACATCCGGTGATTGGAGGGTATTAGACCACAAAGAGCATGTTTAACCTGTTGCTTCGTTTATCGGCCAGTGCATGAAATAAGCATCTGTTTCAGCAGAAACAACTCTTTCCCCATTCTTCAGTACATAAGGAGTTTCATCTTCCAATGGCTGGCCATTAAGCGACAGCAAACCAAATGCAGGAAACATGTTGCTCTGGTCCGGCACGGTGTATTCCTCTCCAGCAGTAAGGAAAACCACTTCCACATGATCCACCCTGCCACCAGGCACAGCCGAATTCCAGACGCACCAGATCTCGCAACCCTTCAAGGATTCCCGTTCAATGGTTCCTGCTGGAACCACGCCAGTGTCTTCCCATGTGCGCCAGCCAGCCACTCGATCAGGCAGCAATCCTGACTTGTCGGTGATCTTGCCTGAGGTGATGAAGTGCTTGCTGGACAGGTTATTGACCGGCGTGGGTTCATGGAACTCGGTCACAAACCAATAACCTGGTTGGTAAAGACTTTTGCTGATCTTCAGACCAGCAATCTCTCTGACCGTGACAAATCTACGGTCACGATTCTCGGAAACGATTTTGAAACTGCTTTGCATTACAGCTCCTTGGCTTGTGGTTGCTGAACAATGATTGGAGCAAACAGTGGCTTGGTGCTTTCTGGCTTCTCAGGCCACACCACATCAATGGGATAGCCAGGCTGGGTTGTGATGTCTCTCAGTGCTTGTCGGTAGGCAACCCATTGAGCCTTGGTTTCCAAAGGCACATCAGCCAGCTGAGTCCAGTCGGATTGAGACAGGAGCTTGTTTCTATGCTCAAGCACACTCCGAGGATCAACCCCTACGACATCGACCCAGCGTTCAAGCAGATAGTCGAAATGGGGCTCATTGGCCATCTTGGGAGGAAGCTCGACAGCCTCTCCTCTCTTGACGTAATGAGTCGATGCACTGAAGTTTCCTTCCAGTGCACCCTCTCCATGCCTTGCATCATTGGACAAGGACTGTCGTTTGATTCTTCCGGTGAATGAGTCGTAAATCGTGAACATCAAAAGTCCTTAAGAGGCATCACGCCAGATGCGAAGAATAGTGGTCGAGTATCCGTTTCGAGCCACCACGTTCAATCTAGGAAAGCCGTCAGTGGTCATCACTGCAGCAGAAATGTGGGTCGTACCGTTGACGGTAAATCGACCCACACCAAAGATTGTGGCGGTTTGCCAGTCACCCACCACGTTTACACCTGCGGTGCTAAGCACCGTGAACTGTGTAGGCACCACCACGTTGTAGCAAGAATAAGAGTAGTTTCCGTTCTTGTCGTAACCCTCGTCACAAACCTGCGTAGTTGTGCTTGCTGCAGTACCAGGAGGATTGATGATGATTGCAGTGTATGCAGCATCATTTGTATCCGAGCCTTGGCATTTAACAGGCACTGACAGCTCGTAGAAATACGTACCTGCCGGCAACAAAATCCTGAACGCATCCGTATCAACAGCCCCTAGCTTGTTGTTCAAAGCGTTTGTATCAAGCTGCAAGGGCATCCAGCTGTTGACCGTTACTGCAGGAGATGTGGCTCCTTTGTAGGTACGCACGTAATCAGGAAGCGCAGCACCTCGAGCCAACTTGAAAATGTTGACCGACTCGTTGTTGATGTTGTTCGTATTGATGACCGTACCGGAGAATGCAATCTGTCCGTTGGTGATGCTCATGCCATTCATGTAGATGGCTTTGGTCGCAGTATCAAACTGAAAATACCCACTGGTAGGATCGTTAGGGTCATACCTTCCAAGCAGCAAGCCACTGGGTCCAAGATGGAAACCTGTTCCGCTTGATGGCCAGTTGTACCCTAAATAGTTGCCACCACTGATCGAGGTTACCTGCAGGTAGTTGGCTTTAATTTTGCCGTTCTCGATCAATACCGAGCCAGATTCATCACGCAGCTTGGTAAACGTCAGCTTGTTGATGGCCGCATCATCGATGTAGGTCACTCCATCGCTGATGATGAACGGCTTGCGTTTGTTGGCTTGGCTTGAGCCCACCCAAAACTCGTTGACATCAAAGCCAGCCTGAATCACCGAACCGTTGTTGTAGACCCCAAAGCCACCCACCAGACCGTTGGCAGACACCACAGCCGTGTATCTCGCACCGATAGCTGTGACCTTGCCATCGACCGTGTTGATGTTGGTCTGCAGCGTAGACTGGGCTGAAGCGATGTTTCCGTTCAGCGTTGTCTGAGAAGTCGTGATCGCAGCGCTGATTGCGCTGTTGGCTTGAGTCTTGGTGTAGTAGTTCGTCTGCAAAGCTGCAGTCGACGTATATGCACCCAAGGCAGTGGTCAGGCCAGCATTCGAAACCAAGGTCAATGTGGCAGCACTGATCGCGGAATCTGTCTGGGTCTTCGTGTAGTAGTTCGTCGTCAACGAAGCGTTGGTGGCGTACCCACCCAAGGTTGTAGCCAGCCCTGTGTTTGACACCAGGTTCTGGGTTGCCAGACTGATCGCAGAGTTGGTCTGCGCCTGGGTGAAGTAGCTGTTGGTCAGCGTTGCCGTCGTAGGGTACGCAGCCAGCGTCGTTGCCAAACCAGCGTTCGAAACAAGACTCTGAGTCGCAGAGCTGATCGCTGAGTCGACAGCCGTCTTGGTGTAGTAATTCGTGGTCAGCGTGGCAGTCGTTGGGTAGCTGCTGAGCGCAGTGTTCAACGCTGTGGTCGAAACCAAGTTCTGAACTGCTGCTGAGATCGCAGCATTTGCATCCGTCTTGGTGTAGTAATTGGTGTTGAGAACAGCAGTAGTGCTGTAACCACTCAACGCAGTGTTCAGAGCCGTTGTCGAAACAAGGTTCTGAGTCGCTGCAGTGATCGCGCTGTCTGCCTGAGTCTTGGTGTAGTACAGGTTCGTCAGCGTTGCCGTAGGCGTGTACAGCCCAAGCTTCGTATCAAACGTAGAAGACAGCGTGGTCGAAGCTGTCGAGATCGCCAGATCCGTCGCAGTCTTTGTGTAGTAGTTGTTCGTCAACGTGGCCGTGGGAACGTAGGTGCCCAGGGTCGTTGTGAAGCTGCTGCTCAGCGTTGTCGTTGCACTGCTGATGGCCGCATCCGTTGCAGCCTTGGTGTAGTAGTTCTGGGTCAACGAAGCCGTGGTCGGATAGCTGGCCAGAGCCGTGTTCAAACCAGTGCTGGAAACCAAGTTCAACGTGGCCGCAGAGATCGCAGAGTCGGTTGCTGTCTTGGTGTAGTAGTTGTTGAGCAGCGTTGCTCGAGTAGCCGGCAGACCAGTCGTAGCGTTGTTGACCTGTGCACTCAGAGTCGTGAACTGGTTCGTCAGCGCTGTGTCTGCTGTGGCTCGCGTAGACGACTCGGTAGTCAAGGCAGCAGTGTTCGCATTGACCGTCGCAGTCAATGCCGTCACAGAGGTCACAATGGCTTCGTCAGCCGTGATGCGAGCCTGCCTCTCGTTGTACAGAATGCCGGAGCTCAGCAGCGCTGGGTTCGATCCTGTGTAGTTGCCACGGATCTGAGAAGCCAAGGTCTCTCGGGCTGTAGCCTCAGTGCTAAGCGCAGTCGTTCGACTCGATGCTTCAGTCTGGATCGCTGAGTTCAGGGTGTTGTAGTTGTTGGTGACGGACGTATTCAACGTACTGATCTGGCTCGACAAAGCCGAATCACCATCCACCCTCGACTGCCGATCGTCCACCAAGGTCGCTTCCAGCGACTTGTTGGTGTTCACGCCATTCTTGTCCTTGACGTTGCTGAGTCGAGAACCCAACGTCGTAATGCTCGTAGCGTTGGCGGTATCACCTGCAACACGAGCAGTCTGTTCAGACTGAACCGCAGCAAGCAGCTCACCAAAGTCACCAGAGCTTGCAGCACTCAGTGTGTTGATCTGGCTCTGCAGGTTTTCTACAGCAGTGATTCGAGAAGTACGCTCCGAAAAGATCAAGCCAGAAGAAACCTGGGTCAAGTCCGTACCGGTGTAGTTGCCTCGCAGCTGTGTCGCCAAGACTTCTCGTGAACTGGCTTCGGCAGAAACAGCCGTAATGCGGCTGTTCTGCTCAGCCAACACCGCAGCATTCAAAGTACCAATAGCTGTTTGCCTGGCGTTGGCTTCATTCAAGACCGCTTGAATTCGAGCAGCCGATTCTGCGCCGATTGCAGTCAGGCGAGCACTTCGCTCTACAAGAATCTCTGCAGCTCTTTCAGAAGCTTCATTCTGAATCTCTGCTGCTCTGGTCGTGGCTTCCAGTGCAATAGCCGCAGCTGCTGCATTCACTTGGGCAAGCAATGCCGACTCGCCTACCTGGCGACCGGTGATTTCGTCGGTGATGATGCCTAAGCTGGCATTGATCTCTGCCTGCATCTCACCAAGCAAAAGACTCATTGAAGAGTTGGCAGCATTGCGGTTGTCGATCTCTTCCTGGAGCTTGGCACTCACCAGCTGAATCCGCTCTATGTCTGTTCTCAACGATTGAGCCAGAACACCTGCATCGATATTGCCACTCAGCAAATCAATCATCTGCTCGATGGTTGGCTTGGCACTGGCTGATGCAGGGCCAATCAACTCACCAACAGTTCCATTCACAGAAACAATCTTGATCCAGTAAAAATACACTGTCAGCTGATCGTTTTCTGTCTTGTCGTAGTATTGGCTTCCCGATACCACGGCAATTTGAATTGCTGAATTGAAGTTATTGGTCAATCCCCTGAACAACAGGGTGTGAGCCACTGCAAACGGATTGACTGCAGGGTAAGACCACGAGACATCAATCCCGCCAAAAGCGGGAGTTGCCGTCAGGACAGAGTTATTGTCTGGATCTCCAGGCAGGGGACCACCCCAACCTCCGACTCCACACGTATTTGTTGAGCAGCTTGTCATAAAGACATCTCCAATGAATGCGATCGATTATCCCCCATTCCCTTTAAACCAACTGAAAGAACCAATGAAAGCTGTTTACGAAAACCATTACCTGACAGACACAGACGTAGCCAACTACGCTCGACAGTCCTTTGCCAGCCTGGCTGACAAGTTCACTGAAGCCCAGAACAACAATCTGGTCAGGTTCCTAGCTCGAGGTATGGCCTCTGGAGACTGGGAAAAGCTGATCAAGGAGCTGGGTGCTGAAGGCATGACCACCGAAGAGGTCAAACGTCAAGCCACCTACCTTCGAAGCATTCCCTGTCACTGGGTGCCATTTGGCCATCCCCAGATCACTCTCCGGATGCAGGCCCCCATTCCCATCCGAGTCCAGTGCTTCAAGCACAAGATCGGTTTCGTGGAGTCCGAAGAGTCTCGCCGGTACATCTCGACCAAACCCCAGTTCTACCTGCCGGACCACTTCCGGGAGTCGGCCGCATCGGTGAAACAGGGCAGCGCCGGCAAGCATCCCCGCAGTGATATGTGGCTCCATGTCTACAGAGAAGACTGCGAGCACCTGATCCGTCGCTACGAGAAGGCCATTGATGACGGTATTTGCCCCGAGCAAGCCCGTTTCATGCTGCCCCAAGGGGTAGAGGTCAACTGGGTCTGGACAGGTTCTCTGTACGCCTATGCCAACTTCTACAACCAGCGGTCTGATTCTCATGCTCAGAAAGAGATCCAGGATCTGGCTGAACAAGTAAACCAAATCATTCAACCTCTATTCCCTGTTTCTTGGTCGGCATTGACTCAGGGTAACTACTGAGATGCAAAACCAGTAAACTTAGATCCCCCAATCAAAGGGCCAAGGTTTCCAGTTTTCCTGGGGAGACTTTGGCTCTTTTTCATTCCAGGAACCAGAAAGACCCAATGCAACCAGCAAACCAACTCCCTACCCCGCTTCAAGAATACGTGCACAAAAGTCGGTATGCCCGATGGATCGACGCTGAACAGCGCCGTGAAAACTGGGATGAAACCGTCAAACGGTACGTCAACTACTTCGCTGAGAAATTTCCTCACTACCCCAAAGACCAGATCTTCAACAGCATTCTGAGTCTGCGCACCATGCCTTCCATGCGTGCCTTGATGACAGCTGGCCCTGCACTGGAACGTGACCCGATGGCTGGCTACAACTGCGCATTCGTTGCAGTTGAAGACCCCCGAGCTTTTGACGAGATCCTGTACATCCTGATGTGCGGCACTGGCATGGGCTTTTCTGTCGAGCGTCAGTTCATTGCCAAGCTACCAATCATCGGTGCCAAGGCCGTGGTTGATTCAGAAGGCAAGCTGCACATCGAGACCGTGGATCACCTGACTCCGATCGATCACACGATCGTGGTTCAGGACAGCAAACGTGGCTGGGCTTCTGCTTTCCGTGAGCTGCTGACCCATCTGTACGCAGGTTACATCCCTAACTGGGACACCAGCCTGGTCCGTCCAGCTGGAGCCAAGCTCAAGGTCTTCGGTGGCCGAGCTAGTGGTCCTCAGCCTTTGGTCGATCTCTTCAAGTTCGCCGTCCAAACCTTCAAGGGTGCAGCCGGCCGCAAGCTGACATCGATCGAATGCCATGACCTGGTGTGCAAGATCGCTGACATCGTGGTCGTAGGCGGTGTTCGTCGCAGTGCTCTGATCTCTCTGAGCAACCTGTCTGACGATCGCATGCGTACAGCCAAGAGCGGCCAGTGGTGGGCAATCGAGCCACAACGTGCTTTGGCCAACAACTCAGCAGCCTATACAGAGCGCCCAGGTATGGAGCTTTTCATGAAGGAGTGGCTGAGCCTCATCGAATCCAAGTCCGGTGAGCGTGGCATCTTCAACCGTGAAGCCGCCATCAAGAAGGCCATCGACTCAGGCCGTCGTGATCCTTCCAAGATCGTGGGTGTCAATCCATGTGCCGAGATCACGCTTCGCAGCGCTGGTGTCTGCAACCTGTCTGAAGTGGTGATCCGCAAGGAAGACACGCTCAAAGACCTGATCGACAAGGTTCAGATCGCCACCATCATCGGCACTTACCAGTCGTTGCTGACCGAGTTCCGCTACGTGCGCGACATCTGGAAAGACAACCAGATCGAAGAGCGTCTGCTGGGTGTGTCACTGACCGGCATCATGGATCACCCGATCCTGAGCCACACAAGCCAGGAAGCACGCGATTGGCTGCGTCAGATGAAAAAGGCCGCTATTGCCACCAACAAAGAATGGTCCGAGAAGCTGGGCATCAATCAATCGGTGGCCATCACCACCGTGAAGCCAAGCGGAACAGTCAGCCAATTGGTGGACTCTGCATCTGGCATTCACCCTCGTTACTCCGAGTACTACATCCGCACCGTCCGTGCAGACAAGAAAGATCCTTTGGCATTGCTGATGCGTGCACAAGGCTTCCCTGTCGAAGACTGCGTGATGAAGCCAGACAGCACAGACATCTTCAGCTTCCCAGTGCAAGGCCCAAGCCATGCAGTGTTCAGGAACGATCGCACTGCTCTTGAGCAGCTGGATCACTACCTGATGCTGCAGACCGAATGGACTGAGCACAACGTGTCGGTGACGGTCTACGTCAAGGATCACGAGTGGATGGGTGTGGGTGACTGGGTGTATCAGAACTTCGACCAGCTGGCTGGTGTGAGCTTCCTGCCTCACAGCGATCACACGTACCAACAGGCTCCGTACACCGAATGCACTCAAGCAGAGTACGAAGCATTGCTGGCACGCATGCCTGCTCTCGACTGGAGCCAACTGGCCATGTTCGAGAAAGACGATGCCACTGTGAACACCAAAGAGCTGGCCTGTACGGCTGGCGTCTGCGAAGTTTTGTAAGCAGCGTCAGACCCCTCCGGGGGTTTTGTGAAGAGCCCCAAATCCTGGGGCTCTTCTTCTTTACAAGAAAGGAAAACACATGGAGCGCGAAACCTGTAGATCGGTCGGTTGCCAAAACACTGCAACCAAAGGAACCGACTTCTGTAACCACTGCCAGCTACAACTTCAAACAGTACTGGGATCTAAAACTACCAGTGCCAATGAGCCAACCATGGCTCAGAAATACCCTCAGTACTACAAGCCAGTCGGTGATCTGAAAGAGATCGATGTCTATGCGGTTCATCACCTCTTTGACATCCAAGACCCATCTGGCTGCATTCAACATGCCAGCAAGAAGCTGTTGCTCTCCGGTGTTCGCACTGGTGGCAAGTCAGCTCTCAAAGACATCAAAGAAGCGCGGGACACGCTTACCCGCTACATCCAACTTCACGAGTCTGCCCCGTAAGCAAGCACGCGGCTCCGTCCGCTTCTTCGATAAACCAACAAAGGCCCCTATGTCCGCCATCTACGCAAACGTATCCGAAGTTCCTTTGGCCCTAGCAGTATTCCTGGCCACCGATCACTACGATCATGACAATGATCCCAATACCATCAGCGCCACCACACTGCTGAAACCACTCCGACAAATCATTCTGCCCAGCCGAGTTCCTCCAGGTGAAGGCCTGGTCAACCTGGCCGACATGATGAACAGTCGGATGGGTACTGCCATTCACGACGGCATCGAACGTGCGTGGATGACGAACTACAAGCAAGCCATGCAAGCCATTGGTTTGCCTCAGCGAGTCATCGACAAGATCCGAATCAATCCGACTGACGAACACTTGCAAGACCTTGCAGCTGATGGCGTCGATTTGATTCCCATCTACCTGGAGCAGCGTCTCAGCCGTCAACTAGGCAAGTGGAAGATCACTGGCAAGTTCGACTTCATCGGTGAAGGCCGAGTGCAGGACTTCAAGTCCACCTCAGTGTTTACTTACAAGAACCAGACCGGCTCAGACAAGTACCCACTGCAAGGCAGCATTTACCGCTGGCTTGATCCTAAGAAGATCCACCAGGATCAGATGGACATCCATTACATCTTTACCGACTGGAAGGGTGCAATGGTCAAAACCGATCCAGGCTACCCACCTCGTCGGTTCCACAAGCAATCGTTTGATCTGCTGTCACTCAACGAGACCGAAGCCTACATCCGCAAGAAGCTGGCTTTGATCGAACAGTACTGGAATGCACCTGAAGAAGAGATTCCTCAGTGTGACGACACAGAGCTGTGGCGCAGTGAGCCGGTGTTCAAGTACTACAAGAACCCCGACAAGACTGCTCGCAGCACCAAGAACTTCGACACGATGCAAGACGCAATGATCCGCCTTTCAGAAGACGGCAACGTAGGCGTCGTCAAAGAGGTTCCTGGCCAAGTCACCGCATGCAAGTACTGCCCTGCATTTGCAGCATGCACCCAGAAAGATCAACTGATCGCAGCGGGTGATCTCATCCTTTGAACCAAGAAAGAAACTCATGAAAACTTTTGACGAGATGGAGTACCACCCAGCCTCAGAAAAACTGGTACAGATTCTGTGCAGCAAGACCCAGAACAGCAACCCGTTGTTCTTCCGTGTGCTGGTGGGCTACTACTTCAGCCTGGTGGCTTCGATGATGCGAACCACGATCGCCACTCATGATCGTGGGGACATCCCTGTGAACATGTATGCCTTGAACCTGAGCACATCAGGTTCCGGCAAAGGCTTCTCCACAAACATCATGGAGAACCAGGTGATCAATCAGTTCCGTGGGCGTTTCCTCGAAGAGACGTTTCCGATCCTGGCTGAGAACAACCTGCCGAAGCTGGCGCTCAAACGAGCCAACCGCAAGAGCACTGACCCTGATGAGGAGCTGGTGCGCGTGCAGAAGGAATTCGACAGCCTTGGCTCGCTGATGTTCAGCTTCGACTCAGGCACTGCACCTGCGGTCAAGCAGATGCGCCACAAGCTGCTGATGGCCGATGCAGGCTCCATGAACCTGCAGATTGACGAGATCGGTTCCAACTTGGTTGGCAACGTCGAGATCCTCAACACGTTCCTGGAGCTGTACGACGTAGGTCTGGTCAAGCAGAAGCTGATCAAGAACACAGCTGACAGCGTTCGCAACGAAGAGATCGTTGGCCGCACTCCGACCAACATGATGCTGTTCGGCACCCCAGCCAAACTGCTCAACGGCAGCAAGACCGAGGAAGAGCTGTACTCCATGCTCGAGACCGGTTACGCACGCCGCTGCTTCTTCGGCTACAGCCGAGCATCCAACAAGTCCACTGAGATGACACCTGAAGAGGTGTACGTCCAGCTGACGAACCAGGACAGCAACACCTACCTGGACGAGCTGTCGGACAAGCTGGAAGCGCTGGCCGACATCATCAACGTCAACAAGCGTCTGATCGTCAGCAAAGAAACCAGTCTGCTGTTGATCGAGTACCGCTTGAAGTGTGAGCGTGAAGCCGAGCTCTACCCAGAGCACGAAGAGATCAAAAAAGCCGAGATCTCTCACCGCTACTTCAAGGCCCTCAAGTTGGCTGGTGCCTATGCCTTCATTGACGACTCTCCCGAGTTGACCCAGGAGCATCTGTATCAAGCCATCAAGCTGGCCGAGGAGTCAGGCAACGCTTTCAACAAGCTGCTGACCCGTGATCGTCCTTACGTGAAGCTGGCCAAGTACATCGCTACTTGCAAGCGTGATGTGACCCAGGCTGATCTGGTCGAGGACTTGCCGTTCTACCGTGGAGCCACAGGTCAAAAGTCGGAGATGCTGTCTCTGGCCATTGCCTATGGCTACAAGAACAACATCATCATCAAGAAGTCCTTCTCGGACGGCATCGAGTTCCTTCGAGGCGAGACGCTGAAAGAGACTGATCTCTCCAAGATGGTGTTGAGCTACAGCACCGACATCACGACCGACTACCGCAACGAGCACGCACCTTTCGAGAAGCTGCATCAACTCACTCAGGCTCCTGGCTTGCATTGGGTTGCGCACCACTTGAACGGCGGCTATCGCAACGAAGACAACTGCATTCCAGGCTTTAACCTGGTGGTGATCGACGTTGATGGCGGTGTCAGCATGAGCACGGTCAAGCTGTTGATGAAGAACTACAAGTTTCTGATCTACACGACCAAGCGTCACACTGAAGAAGAGAACCGGTTCCGCATCATCCTGCCAATCAACTACGAGTTGGCCATGGATGCCAAGGACTACAAAGAGTTCATGTCCAACATCTACGAATGGCTCCCATTCGAAGTGGACACAGCAACCAACCAACGTGCACGCAAGTGGCTGTCTCATGACGGCACCTATGAGTACAACGAAGGTGAAGTGCTCGACGCTCTGCCCTTCATTCCAAAAACCAGCAAGAACGAAGAGCGCAAAGAGCTGATGAACTCACAGCAATCCATGGACAACCTGGAGCGCTGGGTGATCAACAACATCGGTGACGGCAACCGCAACAACATGCTGTTGCGCTACGCAATGATTCTTCTGGATGGTGGTTTTGACTTCGAAAACATCCGCCAGCGAGTCATGACGCTGAACAACAAGATCGCTGACAAGCTGGACGAAGCCGAGGTCATGAGCACCATCATGATCACAGTGGCCAAGACCATTTCCAAACGATAAAGAAAGGAGCCCAAATGGGCTGCGATATTCACTGGCACTCCGAAACCAAACGCAATGGTCAATGGGTGTGCGATCAAGCAGACACTTTTGAACTGTTGGAAGACGAAGACAACTATCCCGACATGGCCAACTTTCCTGGGCGTGATCGAGATTATTGGTTCTTTGGCTTGCTGCAGCCTGGTGTTCGTTCCCGTTGGGATTGGTCGTTTCCTGAGCGAGAGGTTATTCCTGATGACCTGTCCAAGGAAATCAAAACGATCTGGGATCGTTGGAGCACTGATGGCCACAGCCATGGGTACGTCACTCGGGAAGAAATCAAAGCCAAGCTCGAAGAACTCAAGCCTCTTCGTGTTCAGCACTTGATTCGACCGACTGACAAATCAGAAGTTGTCGAGCACCACGTTACCAAACTGGAAAACTGCCTGACCCATCTGACCTCAGACGTCCCTGACTCCGATCAGCGGATTGTCTTCTGCTTCGACAACTGATCCACCGATGGGGCGCTCTCCGGCGCTTCTGCGAAAAACCAAACAAGGAAAACTATGTCCGACACCAACGACCATCTGGTCCTGCTGTGTGGTAAGTCAGCCACCGGCAAATCATCCTCGCTGATGGGTCTCAAAGATCCTGAAGGCGTTCTGTACCTGAACTGTGAGGCCGGCAAGCGGCTTCCATTCAGAGCCAAGTTCATCCAGAAGACGGTCACCGATCCGCTTCAGATCAACGAGGCATTCGACTGGGCTGAGACTCAACCTCAGATCCACACCATCATCATCGACTCCCTGACGTACCTGCTCGACATGTACGAGAGCCTGTACGTGCTGAATTCCAGCAACGGCATGCAGGCCTGGGGTCAATTTGCTCAGTACTTCAAAGCGCTGATGCAGCAGTACGTGGCTCGCTCTACCAAGCGGATCATCTTCACTGCGCACACCTCTGACACGCTGAACGAATCGGAGATGCTGATGGAGACCAAGGTTCCTGTGAAGGGCTCCTTGAAGAACAACGGTCTGGAGTCCTACTTCACCGTTGTCATTGCCAGCAAGAAAGTGGCACTCAAAGCGCTGAAGGACTATGGCTCAGACATGCTGACCATTACTCCTGAAGAGGAAGCACTTGGATTCAAGTATGTCTTCCAAACCAAGATCACCAAAGAGACGGTCAATGAACGTCTTCGTGGTCCACTCGGGTTGTTCGATACAAAGGAAACTTTTATCGACAACAATATCCAGTTGGTCTTGGACCGGCTGAAAGAATACTATGCGTGAGCACAGTAAAACCAAAACCAACCTTTAACCAATCCTGAAAGAAAACATTATGTCTCTGCTCTCAACCCTCTCCACCGATGCGTCCGTCACCGAAGAAAAAGACTCGGTAGGCTCCAGCGGTCCTCTGGACTCCGGTCTGTACAAATCCACCGTAGCCCTGGCTTACGTCACCAAGTCCGCTGGTGGTGCCATGGGTCTGGTGCTGAACCTCAAGACCGAAGCTGGTCGTGAGCTCCGTCAAACCCTCTGGATGACCTCTGGTACTGCCAAGGGTGGCAAGAACTACTACGAGAAGGACGGCGAGAAGTTCTACCTGCCTGGCTTCAACCACGCCAACAGCTTGGCTCTGTTGACTTGCGGCAAGGAGATCTCCGAGCTCGACACCGAAACCAAGGTGGTCAACGTGTACTCGGCCGAAGCCAAGTCTGAAGTGCCGACCAAGGTCGAGATGCTGATGGACTTGCTGGGCAAGGAAATCATCGTCGGCGTGCTTCGTCAAACGGTCGACAAGACCAAGAAGAACGATGCCGGTGTGTACGAGCCCACTGGTGAGACTCGTGACGAGAACGAGATCGACAAGCTGTTCCGTGCGAAAGATCGCATGACGACTGCCGAGATCCGTGCTCAAGCCGAGACCGCTACGTTCATCGACACTTGGGATGCCAAGCACAGCGGCACCGTGAAGATGAAGGCCAAGGGTGCTTCCGGCACGCCTGGTGCACCCAAAGCCGCAGGTGCTCCTGCAGCTGCAGCCAAGAAGCCTACTACCAGCCTGTTTGCTTGACTCCTGCAGGAGGTAGGCCCAAGCCCGTTCTGAACATTCTTCAGACGGGCTCATTTTTTCATCAACCACCAGGAAAGAAAATGCAAATCAATCCACAAACTCCCATCACTCTGACGCTGAACGTCGAGGCGACCAACATCATTCTGGGTGCTCTGAGCGCTCAGCCCTATGACAAGGTTGCCGGTCTCATCGGTGCTATCCAGCAACAAGCTGCTCCACAACTGCAGCCTGCTGAAGCCCCCGTTGCACAAGAGCCTGCTCCCGCTGTTGAGTAATCAGTCAAGAAAGATCACATGACTGAGAACCAAGAAAACGTGATCCCTAACCGGATCACTGTTGCCGACATGCAAGCCAAGGTGAAATCCTCTACCTACACACGCTTGCCTGACAGCACTACAACCGTTTGCCAGATCACTCTGGAGAACGGCTACACCTTGGTTGGCACAAGCGCTTGCGTTGACCCAGCCAACTTCAACCAAGCCATTGGCGAGAAGATTGCGTATGACAACGCATTCGAGAAGCTCTGGGATCTGGAAGGCTACCTGCTCAAGCAGCGTCGCTTTGAAGCGGGGTTGGCATGAACAAGAACGCTGAAACCGTAGTCGTTGCGGACATTGACCAATTCATCCAGCTGTTGAGTGGCTGGCATGAAAGCAAGGTCAAGACACTGGAACACTTCCTGTCCATGCCTGAAGGCGTTGAAGTCACCTTCAACAACGAAGCCCCACAAATCCTGTCGGGCGATCTGCACAAGGGCTTCCTGATGGGTCTGTCACTGGCCCTGATGGAACTGGGTACTCTGCCCTTTGGTGTAGAGATTGACGATTCACCCGCAGCACCTAATGAGCCAGTCCACTGACATCATCAAGGTCGTGGGTCAAGATCCCAGCCTCCGTAACTGGGGTCTGGCGGTCGGCACCTTGAACCTGGAAACCAGAAAGCTCACGATCGAGCTGCTAAACCTGACCAATCCTGTCCTGCCTACCGGCAAGCAAGTTCGTCAAAACAGCACCGATCTCGAGTCAGCATTCCAGCTGTACAAAGGTGCTGTCACCGCAGCAGAGGGCGCTCACGCAGTCTTTGTAGAAGTTCCGGTCGGTAGCCAGTCTGCCCGTGCCATGGCTTCCTACGGGGTCTGTGTGGGCGTCCTGGGGGCACTGAGAGCGAACGGCATTCCCTTCTTCGAAGTCACCCCAAACGAAGTAAAGCTTGCTTCTGTAGGCAACAAGACAGCCTCAAAGCAAGACATGATTCGATGGGCCATGGCCAAGCATCCCGAAGCCAATTGGCCTATGTACAAGCAGAACGGTGCAAGCGTCGTGAGTGAGGCCAAAGCCGAGCACATGGCCGATGCCGTTGCTGCCATCTACGCGGGCATATCCTGCAACGCATTTCAACAAATGCTGCCTTTTATGAAGGCACAAACTAAGAAAGAAACTCATGCAAATTCAGCTCAAACAGACTGAAATCATCGCTGCACTGAAGCAGTACATCACCATTCAAGGCATCAGCTTGAGCGGCAAGTCCGTGGACATCTCGTTCACTGCTGGCCGCAAAGAAGCGGGTATCACTGCCGACATCTCGATCGAAGATGCTGGTCAGCCGATCCCTGGTTTCGAAGACAGCCCTGAAGATGCAGTCAAGCCTGTACTGACTGTGGTGCCTACACCCCCTGAAGCCAAAGCAGCTGAAGAACAAGCTCCTGCGGTTGAAGAACCTCCGTTTGCTACGGACGAACCTGCTGTTGCAAAGACCCCTACTAGCCTGTTCAACTAACAGGTCGTAGGAATGGGCGTACTCAAAGGGATTGGCTATACCCTAGCCGCAATCCTCGTTCTCACTGTACTATTGGTTGGAGGTGCGCTCATTTCAGCACTCGTTGCCGTAGCAGGAGCAGTCCTGTTGGGCGCAGCTGTCATAGCGATCATTGCCCTCTGTATCAAGGAATACTGTGAGCACGAATCAGTACCATCTCGCCCGTCAAAAGGCGAAGGAAGAGGAACCCAAGAAGGCTCTTGAAAACCTCTTCCACGAACCGCCCAAATCGAAAGGAATACCGATGGCCAACAAGCTCGATGATCTGCAAAAACAGATCGAAACCCTCCAGAAAGAAAGAGACGCTCTTCTTTCAAAAGAAAGATCTGCTGCGATCGAGGACATCAACGAAAAGATCAAGTTCTACGGCATCCGTGTAAGAGACTTGAACTTCGGTGAGCCAGTCAAGATCACTGCTACTGGTCGAGCAAAGGTGGCTATGAAGTATCAATCCGGCACCAACTTCTGGTCCGGTCGAGGACGTAAACCCAAATGGGTTGAAGCACACCTGGCGAAGGGTGGAAAGCTTGAGGAAATCCTCATCAAGTAACGAGCCCGGCATTGTCTGCAGGAGGGCTATAAAATCCGGCAGACCGACTCATCCCCGTAAGGGATGACTCTTAAGAGTGAAGACTTTGCAGTCCCCACCCTTAAGCGTTACTTCACCAAGGCCATTGCTGCCTTCACCGTAGCCAGGTCATCCAGTGCACCTGGGAAGCCAAGAGCACCAATACCAAATGGGTTGTTGCCTATCTTGGCCAAAGCTGAGCTATCCAGAACGATGGATCCCAAGTTCAGGTACGAATCTGCTGCTGCCAAAGCCAACACTCTTGCAGGATTCTCACGACCCATCTTCAACAGCACCTTCTGCATCCGCAGGAAATACTTCGTGAAGTTGAAGAAGCCCATGTCGTCCATGAACTGAATGTTCCGGTGCATCGCAATGTCGTAGTTCACGAACGCTTCAGACACTTCCTGGATCGCAGCTGCTTTGCTCAGAGGGTTCTGCTCTCGGCTGATGCGGTGTTGGTACATGACGTATCGAGCCACGAAGTCACTGACCTGTGTGGCCTGGTGCAATGCTTTGTACAGCTTGCCGTCTCGGGTCATGTACACAAACTTTGCCGCTTCCTTGACCTTCGGGTTCAGCTTGTCGGTGAAGCGCTCCGTTTTCTTGGCCAGCTCCGTCTTGTACGAGAACGGATCATCCGCTTCCCCGATGTCTTCCACGATAGACGGCATCAAGCCAGCTTCGATCATCTCCCGTGCAGGGTTGCGTGCGATGGCATCACGCAGACGAACAATCTTGCGTTCAATTTCTGCGTCGTTGCCTTGGGTGTAGCCCGTCGCCAGCTGGTTCTCTAATTCACGCAGCTCTTCGGTATCAGCCATGTATGCCGTAACACCTTTCATGGCCACAGGCAGATGCTCACGGATAGACTTCAAAGACACACCCGAAGCCAAGAGCTGAGAGATGTTGCTGAGGTTGTTGCCTACCATGGTTGAGACGTTCTTGATGACGTAGATCGTCTTGATCTCGCGCACCACTTCTTGCCATGCACGCTCACTGCGAGTCATGTAAGCCGCAGCTCGTTTGGCGTAGCGCTCTGCTTCGTCTTGTGGCTTGCCAAGCTTTACTCGAGCAAAGGTTGTCAGAGCCCACTCAACCGATGCCACAAAGTTCTGAGCAATCAGCCCTTGCTTGTCAGCCTCAGACAATGCACCACCTGCTTCCAGCTTGGCTATGTTTTTCTGCTTTTGGCGGAAAGGTTCAGCCAGTGAACGCTTGCGGTAACCAAACACCAGATCCAGGCTGTCGGCCGTCACCTTGAGGTTGTCTCTGCCCCAGACATCACGAACGTCTTGTTTGGTCTGCTCAGGCAAACGATCCCAAAAGCTACGAAGCTCTGGGTCGCTGCTGTTAGGACCAATCTCGACATACGATTCTGCGTTCAGTGCGTAGTCGTCCTTGTAGATCTCCCTCAGTGCTTCAAGCACCGCACGGTTCTGCTCTTTGATCTTTGGCTTGCTGAACACCGTACCGCCCAGAACACCTAGCACACGATCAAAGCTGTTGTTGCGCTCAAGCAGCTCATCCTTGGTCTGCTTATTCATCAGGTAACGCCAGTTCACAACCTTGCCGTTCTCGTTGTAGAGCGGCGCTGTGTAGTTGTTGGTTTCCATCGAAGGATCCCAGTTGGGATCTGTTTCGATCTTCGAGCCAAGCTTCTGATTGAACTCTGCCTGAACCTGTGCGTTCTCAAGACCTTCCTGGGTGTTGACGTTGGTGTACCCGCTGTTGATCTTTGTGCCCTTGGCAGCATCTGTCTGGAACTGCAGTGCACCGGACACATGAGGAGCCAAGCCAGCGCCTTTGAGCACGTAGATGTGCTTGCGGCTCTTGTCAGGGTCCACGCTGTCTTTGGTAACAGAAGCGCCTTTCTTGTAGCCATAGTCTTCCAGCTCTTTGCCGGTTACTTCGTCTAGCACATCAAACTCGGTGTGTGGGTTCACGATCTCAGGCGTAAAGCCATGCACCATCAATGCAGAGTTGTTCTTGAACTGACGCTCGAAGGCTTCTGCTTCCAGAGCCTTCTGTGTCTTCATCACGAAGTCGATGCCGTTGCCAACAGACTCGCCACGAGCGTTCTCATCACGGAACACCTGCTTGGCCAAAGCCTGCTCGGTTCGTGAGGTGTACTTCAGTGCGTAGAGCGACACCAGCTGTTTGATGATCGGTTCTGCTGCTTTGGCTTGTGCATCGCTGATCTGCTTCTCATAAACCGTATCAGCCAGCTTGGAGATCAAGTGCGAGTTCATCATCAGCACTTCAACCTTCACCTCCTCTGTTGCCTTGTAGTAGCCCAGTCCTTTAATCTGAGTAACGTACTCGGCTTTCATGTGGCCCAGCTTGGCTTCCAGTTCAGCAATGGCCAGGTTCTGAGCAACCGGGTTGTCGACCAAGCGCTCCAACTCGGCCATTGACATCGTGTTACTCAGATAGTGCAAGCCAGTACGCATGATCACTGAAGTGATGCTGGCGCTGCTCTCTCTCGACAGCTTCTTGCCAAATGCCTTGCGAGCATCTTTGGCCCAGCCAGCAATCTGATCCTGACGATCGCCTTCGAACTTCTTCACTACACGGAACGCTGCTTGCAGCTTTTCTTTGTGCCCAGTCAATTCCTTCAGAACGCTGACAAGCACGCTGCCTTGAGCCTGCATATTGCGTTCGACGAACTTCTGCATGCCCTCGATGTACTTCTCGGTGCGATCGTTGGTGATGGTGCTGACCGCACTGCGAACCACCTGCACTGCAGTGTTCTTCTGGTTGCGCATGAAATCCGAATCAGCAACTTTGGCAATCGTCTTACGAAGCCCTTCGGTGACTTCCCGTGCACCGTCTTCCACCATGGCGGTGTTGATCAGCCCTTTCTTGGCTTGGATCAAAGAACGCTTCTTGGCCTCGATGTCTACCAGCTGGCCAACCAAGGTCTGCAGCTTCACATCCGCAAGCTGACCGGCGTAAGTCTTGGTCACACGCTGACGGAACATACCCAGCACGTTGGAGAACCAACGGCGCAGACGTTGCTCAAAGGATTCTTTCCCACGAAGCTTTCCAACATCACTCTCGGTCGCCACTTGCAGCATCTGGTTGAAACCCTGATGGGCCAGACCCAATGCAGCAAACCGAGCCAGATAATCGGAACGGTTCCCGTTGTCGCTTTTTAGCTCAAACACGAAGTCGTACTGGCTCTTGGCATGAGCCTTCTCCGAAGGAGTGGCCAAAGCCCAATCACCCTTGAAGAAGTCGGAACCGTCCTTGTTGAACTTGTTGTACATCTCCGTGTACAGGTTGTAGAGCTCGCGGTAGGCGATCTTGGCCTGTGCGTTGTTGCCTTCCAAAGCGGCCTTGACCGTCGCTTCCACCTGCTCGATCACAAAGGCTTCCTGCTCGCTTGCACCCATCCGGGCCAGCACGCTGGAACCGAACGGGGCGACACCCAGTTCCTTGGCCTTGGCCCACGCATCCATAGGCGTCTTGGCTTCGGTCCCCCGCAATGCCTGCGCAAACGCACCAAACGGGCCGTGGAGCGCGTCAACGATGCCGGTGAGGAGATTGGCCAGCTGAGACTGGAAAGCGGGGTCTACGGCCCCTGTATCCAATGCCTCGTGGATCTGCAGGGTCGTAAAGCTGTTGATCCGCTCGACCTGGCTGGCCATGCTCAGGTTCACATCCACGCCGGGTTTGGAATTGGCAGCTTCAGTCAACAGACCGGAGACGTTCGACATCAAGACGAACACACCGTGGTTCTGGTTTTTGTCAGGACGGCGGAAGAGCAACGAAGCCACCGCATCCACGAATGCCTTTATGCCCGAAACCAAACGGTTCTGAGTGGTCTGGGACTGCATCCGGACCTTGCTTAGCACCTTGACCTGAAAGTTCTTGTTGGTCAGGCCCCAAGACACCAGTTCATCCACATTGGTGACGGCCGGCGCAAAGGCAGACAACGACGCGTCGCTTGCCACGATGGCCTTGGCCTCGGCAAGCAGCGTCTCGAGCTCGGCCACCAGAGCCTGAGCATCCGCACTCTTCGGACCGTTGATCACCTGCGCCAGCACAGCGTGCAAGGTTTCGTGCAACAGCAGCTCGGGAGTCAGGCCAGAGTCCTTGAACTGGGTACCCAGAACGTAGATCTCCTGCTGGCCATCCTTGGACACGAACCAACCACGGGAAGGTTCTTTGGCTTTCTCCAGCACATCGGCCGAAGTGGAGTCGGGGGTGATGTACTTCACCACCAAACCAGCGTTCAGAAGAGGAACCAGCTTCTCCAGGATCTCCCGGTTGACAGTGTTCTCGGCAAACTTCTTGCGCAGCACTTGAACCAACTGTTTGGCATTCAACTGACCGCGCTTCTCGAAGACGCTGACCAGATCTGCATCGTGTCGGACGGAAGACGCACCCAGGTTGCCAAACTCAGTGGCACCTTTGGTCTTTGTCTGGCGAGCCTGAGGCACGGTGAGCGTGTCACCCATCAGCGTCACCAACGAATCCACAGCCTCGAATACACCCAACTTGACCTCTGGGCTCAGAGCAGCAAGTTGAGCGGTGATGGCGTCACGATCTTTTGGAGTGACTTCGTAGTTGCCGCCTTCCAAGGTGTACTGATCCACAGACACGACACCGGCCAGCGTCTCCAGCTTCATCTTGTCTGCACGGTAGGCAGCATCAGCAGTGTTTCTGATCACCAGATTCAGGGATGCAGCAGCATCCAAACCATAGGTGCTGACCAGCTCGTTGAGCACTGCAGCAAGGTTCTTCTGTGCAGTGGGGGTCAGGTTGTTGCCTTCTCCAGTGACAGCAAAACCGATGATGGCCTGAACCATCCCATTGAGCGACGCAGACAACTCACCCAGAGGCGAGTACTGGGACAGCTCACTGTAGAAGCTTTGGTTCAGTGCTTGACCAACTTTGTTGAAGCCATTCAAACCAGAAGTCAAAGCATCGTGGTTGTTATCAGTCTCGATGCCCTGTGCAGCCAACAGCGTTTCAGCACCACGAGCAACCGTACTGTCGAAGGAGTGCACCTGCTTTGATGAAGTGCTGATCCCTGGCTCTTCCTGAACCACCTCGTTGCTGTTCAGTTTTGCGCTGAACGACTCGATCGACTGACCTTGACGGCCGGTCTTGCCAACGGTGTCTGCAAACGGAGTCCCGAAGCTGGCCTTGCCTTGGTAGACAGGGTTGGTGCTGAGCGTCTGCTTGGTCTTGAACAAGCCAATGCCAGACGACTGCTTGCCGTCTTTCTTCGAGCCAGCAGTGTGCACACGGGGAATCAGCTTGCTGACTTGCTTTTGGAACTCACGCTCTTCTTGCTTGGTCAGTGCACGCAGTGGCTGGCCAGTAGTCGGGTTGACAGGCATGACTTCATCAGCAATCAGCTTGCTGACGTAATCCACACGCATGCCGGAGATCACGGCATTGGACAGAGCAAACGTCAAGTTGGCTGCTTCATCAGCAATGCTGCGCTGCTGCAGGTAGGTGCCGAACTCTTCTTCAAAGGCTTGCTTTGCAGCATCGCCTAGCGAATTGTGGAATGCCCGCTTGATGGCTGCAGTCTGGTCAGAGCTGAGCTCTGAACTCATCGCCTGAGCGTTTGTCATGTTGACGTTGATCGGCTTGCCACCGCCTCGGGTGATCAGCGTGTTCAGGTCTTGCAGAACTTCCTTCATGGTCGAAGGTGTCTTGCCGTCCACGACATCAACAATGCGCTTGCTGATCTGAGCAATTAGCTTGTCACCCATCTTGTCCACAGCCGAGTACAGCGTGGAACCAAACATCAAAGTGGTCAGCGGATTCTTGGTGAAGTCCCGGCCTTCTTTGGCTACCTGGCCATCAGCAGTAGACAGCGGCTTGGTGAAGCCTTCGATGGCTGCATACACCTCAGGATCGCTGGCTAAAGTCAGCTGAGCGATCTCATTCAGTCGCTTGGCCAGGGACTCGTACTGGTCGAGGTTGCCCTCTTGCTTCCAGGAGTTGAACTGGCTGTCCTGATCGCCTTCAAAGAACAGACCACCACGACGCATGCGGTTCTGCATGTCTTCCAGGCTCTCGGCACCACCGAAAAGCAACTGGCTGATGATCACGCCGTTGGTCTTGCCATCGATCTCACCCTGGAACTGCACCGGGAATGTCTCGGTTCCAGTCTCCATGGCTTGCATGTAGTGAGCCATGTCCTGAAGTGCAGCCAGCGTCAAACCCTTTTCACCACCCTTGGCCACACCATTGACCAAAGCATCAACTTCGGCATCACTCAAAGTGGTGCCTTCGTAGATGATCTTCTGCAGTGTCTTCACGGCATCGCGCAATGCAGCGGCTTTCTCTTTGCCCTTGGTGCTCGATTGCATCTCGGGATCAAAGGCAGCATCGAACTGGTCCAGCGTTCTGTCGTTGGTCTGTGCATCGGTCTTGGTTCCCAAGGCTTCGAGCACACGCAGCTTGAAGTTGTTCATGGCTGCTTCGTCGGAGAGCTTGATGTCCAGAGACCATGAGCCCTTGCGATACACGTTTCTGTGCATCTTGCTGGTCTGCTGATTGAAGCCATTGGTCTTCTGGAAGACACGCTGCTGCTTGGCAACGAACATCTCAGCGTAGAACGGCACAGCACCCAACTCAGTGTCGGCTTCAGTTGCAGCCGGCTGAATCACCTCGGACACGAATTGCTTGATGCGGTTGTACTCACGCACGATGCCTTCGTTCTTGGCTTGCACCGACAGCATGTCCATTGCGTGGACGGTCGTGTTTTCCAGATCCACCCAGCCGTGCATCATCAGAAAGGCCTTCTCAGGCAATGCACTGAGCACAGCCCAAGAGTCTTCACGCAGGTAGCCTGCTTCCTGCTGCTTCTGGTTCACTGCTTCAAGCAGGTTCTCCGGGATGCCTTCGTTGACGCCCTTCTGGCTCTTGTCCTTGAACTCGGCCGCTTGCAGCACCGGGAATCGAACCAAGGTCTCCACATCAAACAGCTTGTCCAGCACGTTGCCTGTGCCTTGGAGTCCTTCGATGATCTGCTGAGCAGCAGGCACGGGATTGCCTTCCGCATCTCGAGCCAGCTTCATAAACTGCCATGAAGGCGGCACCTTGCTGCTCGGATCAGCTGGATTAACGGGGAACAGCTCTTCCATCTCCTTGCGGCTCAGGGTCTCCCGAACCATGATGCCCCGGTCCATCAGCAGCTTCTGGATGTACGCACCAAAAGCGCTCTCCAGTCGGGGCAGCAGATCAATCGGCGTGTTCTCGTCAGCAGCCTTCAAACCAAGGGCTTGAACAGCGGCTTGACCGGCACGATTGCGCCAGTTGTTGTCCCGCACACCGACGTTGGCCAGGATGCGCTGCTCGGTCTCGGAGACCTCGGCTTCATCCGATCGGCCGAACATTGCGTTGATGTCTTCGGGCGAGTTGAACGTGTTGCTGTCTGCAGCGTCCACCGTCGCACGCATGGCTGCGTAGACGATCGCCGTCTTGATGTTCTCTTCCAGATCCAGGCCATCCTTGTTGGTGCCTTCGATCAGGAACTGCATCAGGTCGGCGTAGCGGTACTCGGTGGCGTCCTTGGCTTTCTTCTCGGTGTTGTTCCAGTAGCCCTTTACCAGGCTTCCCTTGATGACCGGACCCCACTCTGCAACCTTGCGAGCCAGCAGCTGCACCGCAGCCTTCTGCTTGTCCGTAGGCTCCTTCACATCCAGGTAGTCCATGACCTTTGCAGTCTGCTGCTTCAGAGCAGTCACAAAGTTCTTGACCATCACCAACGGACGCTTGCCTGTCTGCTTCAGGTGATCAGCCAGCAGGTTACGTTCAACGTAGGACTTCCCCTCCGGGGACTTCTGTTGGAGTGCGGTAAGCCCTTGAGACTCCACAGCTTCTGCGACCGCTTCAGGAACCGGAACGACCGCTTCAGTCGAAGTGGTAGCCTGCTCAGTAGACTGCAGTTGAGCTTGATCTGTCTTAGCTTTTACAGTGCTCGCAGCAGAGGACGGAGCCTCCTGAGTTGTTGGAGCAGCGGCCGGGGTTTCCTGAGCCAAGCGAGCAAGCACAAGCTGTTGCACCAAGGCATCGTTTTCTGGGTACAGCCTAGAAGCGATTCCTACCTCTCCAAGGGCTTGTGCTGCAGCCATTGCAGCATTTCCATCTTTGGCAAACGACTTAGCAACAGCCAACGTGCGAGGGGCGATCCCTTCAAAAGCAGCAGCCACCAAAGCTTCAGCATTCTCAGCAATGAGCTTTGTTTTTTCTTCTTGAAAACGTGCACGAGCGTCTTCCAGTGAGATCTTTCCATCTTTCTGAGCGCGACTAATTGGTGTAAGCCTGTCACTTAGTTGCTTGTCAAGAGAACGAGCAAATTCAAGGCTGTTTGTTTTTTTGCTTGCAGGAGCTACAGCATCAGTTCCAGCTGTTGCATCGGCCTGAACGTCGGCAGCGGCTCCTCCTCCGGTAGTCGCAACTCCCTCAGCGGCTCCATCTTGCGTCGAGGCTTCGGGTCGAAGCTGCGTTTCGGCGCTTTGAATTCCTTCGAGTGCTTGCGGTACGTTCTGGACATTACTGGCTCCACCGGTATTACCTGAACCAAACTTTACTGCATAAGCAGCCTTCAATTCGACAGCAGTCTTGGAAATTGCATCTGCTTCTGTTTTGGTTTCAGCGACGATCTTTGGAGAATTCTCCTTAATATCCAAGCCACCGTTTTCAACACGAGCAGCAGGGCTTTCAAACAAACCCTGTTCAACTTTCCAACTGCCGTCTTTGTTTCTGACGACACGACGTTCGATTCCATCTTTCAGGAATGCGGCATAGGCCTCAGAAGCAGCTTTTGCTTTGGCTTGATGGCTGGTTTCAAAATTGGTCAGCAAAGCCAGTTCACGGTCAGCAGACTTCTGGTTTCCAGCAGCCAGCGTCACAGCTACATTGGCTCGGTACTCGGCCAGACCGGTGTACTTGATTCCCTGCTTGTCTTTGGCCGATCCAAAGAAGATCTCTTTGGAAACGTCACCCATGGTCTTCAGGGTGTTTTCAGCAACTCGAGCCTCGGAGAACGCACGCAGGTAATCCCGCTGAGAGTCCGTCAGGTTGTTCGTGGTGTCGTTGACCAGTGATGCAGCCAACTTCCGATCCACGAGCTCTGGAGACTTCATGGACAGGTTGATGATGTTGTCGGCCGCACCCTGTGACACCACAGGATCAGCGTCCTTCAGCTTGGCTACTTCAGCCTCAACATCAACTTGCTGGTTTTGGCCTTCCCTGTTGAAGTCTTTGAGAATGGTTTCGGACAGCTGGATCTTTCGATCCATGCTTTTTGCTTTGGCTTCAAGCGCTGCAATCTCATTCGGATCAGCAGGGGTAGTACGAAGCGTTGCAATGGTTTCTTCTGTCGCTGCAATAAGCTCAGGACTAAAGCCGTCCCTGCCAGCATCAAGACGCGCCTGAAGCTTGTCTGGATTGGTCCAATCAAGCTCAAGCTGAAGCTTCTCTCGTTCGCTCTTGAGGTCAGCAACGATCGATTCGGCTTTGACGAAGTTGGTCTGCTTGGCTTCCGGTGTGGTGTCTTCCTTTTGGCTGTTGCCAAACAGTCCTTGCACGGCCTTCTCGGGGGCAAAGGAAGGGCTCTTGGGATCCAGGTAAGCCGAGACATCACCTGAGGCGATTGCAGCGCTCAGATCCTGCTTCTTGGCCACTTCCTCCTGAACCTTGGCCGCACGTTCAGCGGCAGCAATGGCAGCTGCGTTTCCGGCAGTCTGCACACCGCTGATGCCGGCACCCAGCAAGCCACCCATGTAAGCGCCTTGGCCAGCTGCAGCACCCACATCCTCGGACAGTGACTGGGTTGGATCGATTTGCTTGACCCCAGCATTGCCAAAGAACTTGCCAGTACCCTCTTCGATACCTTCCTGGCCCGACTCTCCGACAAAGGCTTTGGGAACAGCTTTGAAGCCTCCCAGGGACTTGCCGACCAGGGCCTTCTCAACAGACGAACCACCAGGCAAGGCAGCGGACAGCAACGAAGTTGCAGCACCTTGCACCGTAGCTTCCGAAGCCAAACGAGATGCAATCTCCTGCTTGGCAGCATCCGCACCGATTTCAGCGGCTCGGACTTTGTACTGAGGGTTCTGATCCCAGACTGCCTGTGGAAGCTCCATAAGGCGAGTCATGGTGTCCGAACCAACGTCTGTACCCTGAAGCACAGCACCAGTGCCTACTGCACCGGCCGTACCGACACGGTTCACTGCGGCCTGGCCAGCCTTGGTAGCCGCAAGGACTGGAGCTGCTTTGACAGCAGCTTTAGCTGCGAGCTCCGATGCTCGGCCAACCTTGCCCATGACGCCCAGCTGAGCAGCTTGTTGAGCCAAGAACTCAGGAATGCTGCCTGGATCTTTGGCAGCTTCCCAGAAAGCAGTACCAAACTCGGCAGCAACCTGCGCACCAGTTCCAAGGGCACCGTCACCAAAGTACTCTTTGGCCGCTTCACCAGCAGCTTTGGCCGCATCGGCTTTCTGCTTGTTGTTGGCCTGTGCAAATGCCGACTTGAGCTTTTCACGCTCATCGGACATTGCACTGATCCTCTGAGTCTCCGTGCCATAGAAGTTTCCTTCCGTGGCTTTGTCGTAAACCATTGCCGGCAACTTGGCCAAGGCATCAACGCCTTGAATGGCAGACAAACCAACGTCTTGACCAAACTCGCCCCAGGTACGGCCTTCCGCAACAGCTCGATCGATCTGTGCTTGAGGGCTGTTTAGGTAAGCCTGATCTCGGGCTCGGCTTTCTTGGAGAGCTTGAACTTTCTCTGCAGAAGCCTTCTGCAAAGCATCTACCTTGTCTTGCCCAAACAGTTGTTGGCGCTTGGAGAAATAGCTATTGAGGTCGAATTCAGCCATATTGACTTTCTGTCTGGGGGATTGCGACTATTCTAAAGAAAAAGCCGGGAGTTACCCCGGCTTTCTTGATGTGTACCGTTACCGGTATTGTCGTTGGTAAGTGTTTGGAAAGACTGGATCTGGATCTTTCCACAATCCAACCTTGTTCTTTTTCGCTTTCGATTCTGCAGCCTGCATTTTCTGGTACTGAAACGAGTCTTTGACAAACGAACCCCAGAACCAGGCAGCTCCCTGTTGAAGCATGGCGACGTTAACGTCTTTGCCTTCGACTTCAATGATGCAAGAGGCACGATCGTAGTTCTTACCACTTGGTGGTTCAACAATGCGAATGGTCAGTTCCTTGTTCCGAACCATCTGCTCAAGTGTTTTCGTTGCTTCAGCGGAGTACGCCTGAGCAGGCTGACCTTTTTTAGGCTTGGCTGTCTCTGGAGCATCGATGCCATTGACTCGGCAAACCACACCATTTGACAGATCCAACGTGTCTCCGTCTTTGACCCAAGTCATCGTGGCTTTGAACGCATCACCACTCTTCAGGTTCTTCGGATCGGCTTGAACCAAAGTGGTTGGCTTGCTGTTGCTCAGTTCCTTCGGGACTTGAAGATTCCGAGTCACACCGACTGGAGCACCGCTTGAACCATCGATTGCCAACGTGGCATTGGCTTTGACAAGAACACCCTTCGATGTAACAAAAGTGCCTTCTGGTGTCTGCGCAATTGGCTTGATCGGCGCAGGAGCACCGTTCACCTGAGTTGACGGCACCGCCCCAGACTCAACTGGGGCCGGTGGTTGTGCCGTCACTTCTGCTTTTTTGGGTTCTTGCCGTTGTAGTTGACTTGCTCAGGAGGAGTAGCCAGAAGCTGTTCACGCTGATTCCGCAAAGCCAGCGTGGCTTGCATCTTTTGAATAAGCTCGTTGTCTTTGGTGGCTTGCCAAGCAGGATTCTTCTCGCCAGTCGAGTAAGTACCAAACATCCTGTCCAACGCATTGGCAGTCTGATCGCCCCGACGGCTCCAGCCAAAGAGACTGTCAACCATCGTGTTGCTACCAGCCTCGCCCACTGCTTGCAACGCAGTCGATACACCCAGAGGTGCACGGATCGGCTGACCTTTTTCATCAAAGCCAACTACAGCACCTTTGCCGTAGTACTTGTACACCTGAGAAACAACGTCATCAACTGCAGCAGAAGGAAGGCCCATTTTTTTGAGCCCGTCCAGAAAAGCGTTCTTGCCTTCTGCAGTATCAAGCGTGCCTTTGTCCCATGGACCGTTGGCAACCAGCTCCTTGTAGCGAGCGTCAATCAGACTGCCTGGAGTTCCTGCAGCTGCAGCAGCTTTTGCATCTGCACGAACTTTTTCGGCCTGAGCAGTAGCAAGAGCAGCCTGTGCTGCTTGAGCGTTTCTTTGGCTTTCTGCTGTAAGGAGGTCGGATCGCAGTTTGTCCAAAGTAAGCGGCTGGGTTTCAGCAGCGCGTGTTTCGGCATTGCCAGCACGGGTGTCGGTATTGCGCTGGAACGTCTGGTCTTCAACGCTTTGCTGAACAGTACGATTCAAGCCAAGCACTTCAGCCATTTTGCGGTTCTGTGGATTGGCAGCAAGCCAAGCGTTAAACGCAACAGGATCTTGCTTCTGAGCCAATGCCAGACCTTCGGCAGTGGCACCAGCTTGCTCGATGCCAAGTTTTTCTTCACCAAACTTTAAGCCTTGAAGCTCGCGTTGCTGAAGCGTATTGACACGGCCGTCACGCAAAGCGTTGACAGCAGCACGATCAATTCGAGCACCGTTTGCAGCAGTGGCTTGATCCAGTACTCCTGACTGGTTCAATGCGTTCATCTGATCTACGGTCTGAGCCTGGTAGACCTTGCCCAGGGCGTCCTGAGTAGCATCTTGGTCCTGACGCTTCCAGAGCTCTTGGTTGAACTTGTCGGTGTCAGCCAGTGCAGTCTTGGCACCATCAAAGGCACCAAGGATTGACTGCTGAGCCAAGCCCATGAGGCGGTTGGCTTCACCGAAGCTGGGAGCGGTAATGTTCTGCCAGGTGATGGGTTGGGCCATTACTTGACTCCCCATTTGGACATGTACTCAGCCACGCCCGTAGCGTTTGGATTTTCAAGCACACGGCGTGCTTGACGATCTTCCAGACGGGAATTGGTCAAAGACTGGTTGGCAGCGTACTGCTTGTTAAACGAGTCTTTTTGGAAGGCCAACTGATCCTTGGCAACGCCGTACTGCTTCATACCCATGTACAGATTTGCCAGAGAGCCCGCACCTTGCAAGACCGGACCAAGAATGCCTTGCTGGTCTCGAGTGTTGAGCCACTGGATTCCTGTGTTGGTAGGGCCATAACCCATTCCACCAGTCAAGTTTGGCGTTGGCAAACTAAAGCCATTGGCCTGAAAGCCAAGACCACCCATAGAGTTGGGATTGAAACCTGTGCTACTAAAGCCACCGGTGTAGTCAAGGCCGTAGTCAACAGGAGGCATGGCTTGATACGAAGCAAGCGATGCAAAATCAGTTGGAAGTGCTGAGGCTGGCATGCCCCAATTCATTGGTGCTTTAAGTCCGCTCATAGGTGTTTTCTCCTAACGTGTCATTCAATGTGGGAAGGGTGAGTGCGATGTCCACGTAATAGGAGATTGCATTGATACCCACTATTCCGATGTTACCGGAATGCACAGTCCGATTATAAAAGTCTTCTGGCTTCTCGCCAAAGATTACAAATGGACTTAGAAACGATGTGTTGTCCAGCAGATCTTCTGCTTTCTCCAACAGTTCGTTCTTTTCTTCAGCCAGCAAACGAAAGTCTTCGGCTTCGCCCATCAGATCGCTCATCTTCGAGCTCAATGCTGCTTGGGATAGTCCATTGGAAATCATCAACAGCTCTGATGCAAAAGGAGCACCAACAATCGAGCCATGCTGAATCATCTGATAGCCGCCGTACAAAACAGCGACAACAGCAATGATCAGTGCAACGTCAGCACCAAACACTTTTACAAACAGCTTGAACACTGCGGCCATGATTTCGCCCACAACTATCGTCACGATGATCGTGATAATGAGCGCCTGAATACCGGCCGTGGTCATAATGGTTGCCAAGGTCCAACCACCGTCGTACATGGAAATAATGGCTGCAGCGATAATCAGAATGGCTTTGAACACGCCAGTCTGATACCACTTGACCTTTGTCACCACCCGGCTGTTGAAGACAAAGTGCAAAGACCTGGCGTAGAGGTGCTCACGATCCCCCATCGAATAACGTCTCGAGATCGTTCTATCGATCGGGATCAGCAGGATGTCGTCGTCTTCATCACCCGTGGTCGTGTACTCGCCAAAGACCCAGTAAACCATCTTCAGATCTTTGACAGTGATCTCTTCGCACAAACCAGTGGCAATCTGCTTTTTGTAGACATGCCGCTTGCTCAACAACGGGACATTGACAAAGACATTGGTCTCTTCATCAACGGTCTCTAGGTTTTCTGTGATCGTTGTGTAAGTGCTGGTGCACGTTCCAATCGGACCAATCGTGCCGGCTACCAAGCGCTTGAAAATACCGGCATTCTGAAGCGCCATCTTGAACTGCTTGTCCTGGATAACGATCGACTTTCCTTGGACAGCTCTTCTGAAAATTCTTGAACCAACAGAATCAACCGCAGCCGATGTAGCACCGTCCATTTCGTAATGCAGGGTGTCGAAGTAATCAAAGAGGTATCGGCACTCGATTTCGTCGGTCGATACTGCTGGCACGGCCATGACCAGCATGGCTTGCTCGACATCACCAATGTCGGGGTTTTCATTGATTGCCTCAGCCATCAAGTCGTAGTCCATGCCAATGAACTCGACCATCTTTTTTGATGTCTTGTAAGCGTCGGTTGTCTTGTCCTGAATTACCGACTGCTTGTTGTATCGAAAATAGGCAAAAGGAAAGTACGAGCCTGATACAACAGGCCTGTCAGTAAACAACTCATCCAGGGTTGGATAAGTACCAGTCTCGTTCTTGTAGATCCAGTATTTGAGCCGGCCATTGGCCTCGTAACTGGCCTGGAAATAGTCAGCCTCAAGGTCGTAGCCAGATACGGAAACATCCACGGATTCCGTGCTGAAGGTGTTGGGAGTGGTTTCCCAAACATACGTAACCTTGAGGTGGAGCGTAGTTGCTGTGGAGCTTTTGACCACGGGAGAAAACACCGACCTAAAGCCAAGGTCACCAATGTTGGCTGGCCGCTTTGGTGTGTACCCGGACGTAGGAGAAATTCCCCACAGCTCCAAGGCAATGGGTTCCAAGGTGGCTATCTGGTTGTCAGGAACCACAACCACCATGTCTTCCAGGTAGACGGTCTTGCCCTTTTGAGCAGACAGCGTAGCCAGCTCATTGGTCAAGGAGTTGTAGCCATACTGGCTCACCAGCTTCAGCCAGCCGATGTGCAAAGTGTTGGGTGGCCCGAAGTTGGAGTACTTCATCAGGACTTGCTGTCCTTCTGCAGCCTCGATGATGGCTTCTACCTGTGCCCTACCCTGGGTTGCTGAGTAGATCTCTCCTGACGGCAATCCATGGACGTAGTGGTTCTCTGCGTAGTCGTACATGCGATCTGCACGCACACCAATGCTGGAAGCCAGCTCTTCCATGATGTACTCGGTCAACTCTCCGTCTTTGAAGAACGCTTTCAGAGAACCTGTCTTGATGGCGTTTGGAAGTGCGTCGTCCTCCATCACGCGAGTCACGGATGTACCAACCTGGGTGACGTATTTGCTGCTGAACAATCCCATGTGATCTCCTGACCCCTGATATGAAAAAGGGGAGCACTAGGCTCCCCTGTTGGCCTGGTGTTGGTTTAAGCCCCTACACCCGTCAACATCTTGGCAACCGCCGAGCCCACATCGACATCACTCAGTCGGTTGGTTCCGGTTGCTGCCGTGTTATCAGAGTCTGTGGTGCGTCTCACGTTCCAAGTGTCGATCATCAGCTTGGCGGCTTTCTGTTCCGCATCTCGCTTGAAGCCATCGGTCTGGGCCTGGTAGAGCAGTTTCTGCTTACCGACCACGCTGTTGTCATCCACGCCCATGGCAGTGACCTGAGCACGCTCGGTAGCGACCTTCTGGGTCAGCAACGCAGTTTCCTGAGCCGACTTGACGGTGTTGCTGGTGATGAGATCGAACTCGGCACGCAGCTTGCACTCCTGAGCCACGAGCACAGTGCCTTCGATGATGGCATTGGCTTTCTGTTGAACGACCAGTTCTGTCTGGGCAATGACCTGGGCCTTCTGGCTGACCAGGTTCTCGGTCTGCTGGGTGACCTGAGCCTTGTTGGCATCGATCAGCAAACCCTGCTTGGGGATGTTCAGGCTTTCGGCCAGCAGGTTGGTCGTTTGCTGAACAATTTGGAGTTTCTGAGCCTCCAACACCAGACCTTGTTTGGGGATGTTGGCTGCTTCGGCAATGAGGTTTGCTTTCTGCTGATTGACCAGCTCGGTCTGAGCAGTGATCTGAGCAATCTCAACAGTGGCTTTGTCGATCTCTTTCTGCGCCAGCAAGATCTGCTTTTGCAGCAGCTGAGCCTCGAGATCAGCCTTTTCTTTGGTGAGCAGAAACTGCAAAGCAGTCTGCATCACCTGAGTCAACGAGCCCAGATAGACCGTGGCGTACTCTGCACCCTTGATGCGGTTCTTGGAGAACTCCGCTTCAAGGTGAGCCTTGTTGGCTCGCATCAGAACATCAAAGACACCCGTACCTTCGAGGGTGGCTTGGGTCAGGTCTGCTACTGCAATTGTGGTCATAGGTCTATCCAGGCTTGGGTACTACTCAGTCAATCGATTTCGCCATCGCCTGGCGCTGAGCCAGTTCATGCAACTCTGCAGGAGTCAGAGGAGGCATCACTTCGATTGCGAACTCACGGATCAGCTTGCCCTTGCGGCTCTTGTTGCCACGAGAATCCGTCACCGTGGTGAAGATCTGGCACTGACGCTCAGCAAGCTGTTGGTAAATGATGCGGGGCACATGCCAGCCAGCATCGGCGTTGAACGGAACGTATTTGGTGACCGAACCAATGGCAGAGTTGCCAACGGTAAAGATCTCACCTTCCCACTCAGCTTTGGCTGGATTCATGCAAGTCACACGAATACGCACCAGCTCGAGTGCTTGTTTTTTCAGACGAATTCGGCGCTGATTCGCGGTTTCTTCATCGGAGCTGACGGCTGCTTGGACGGGCGCTGGGGCTGCTTCATCGGAGGTTGCGGCATTGATTTTTTCACGGAGTTTCTCCAGTCCAATCGAGGGGTGATAAGAAATGCCGAGCAGGTCTGCACGGGCTTTGAGAGTGGTCAACTCGTCTTGAGTCAGGATTTCATCGGTATCGGATGACATTGCGGTTTCCTTGGTTCTAAAGAGAGGTGAGGGATTTCTCCCCCACCCCGTGCCTGGCTTTACTCAAACCAGGCGGTTACTGCTTACAGCTTGGCTGCGGTTTTGATCAGGGCGATACGCTCAGGACGCAGAGCCATGAAGCCGTAGTACCACTTGATCGACATGAAGCCGGTCTCACCGTAAGGATCGTTGCGGTCGGCAGTTGCCTCGCCAGGAGCCTTGTGAGTGATCTTGAACTTCACGCTCTTGCCATCGGTTTGGAAGCCGATGGTCGTGAACGACTCGTCACCAACCACGAGGATCGGGAACACATCGCACAGACCGTTGGTCTCGTAGCAGGTGTTGCCTGTGTCAGCGACACCAGCACCGGCCCACTTCATCATCTCAGGCACCACCACCAGGCGGAACTGATCGACGGAACCAACTTCACCCACCAGGGTCGTGCCACCAGCAGCGTATTTTTCAACGCTGATGAAGGCGGCGTTGTTGTGCAGATCCTTCATGGCTTTGAAAGTAGGCAGCAACTCGGAGCCGATGTAGGCAACACGGGCGGAAGGGATGGTCTTGGTATCGACCATGCGCGAACCAGTGATGACCTTGGTGTGCTTGGGAGTGCGGTTGTTGTCGAGGTCGATCGACAGGCGCATCAGATCGCTGTAGGTCACGATGTCGTCGGCACCGATGGTGGCGTTCGAAGTCGCGTTACCGGCGTACTTGATCACACCAGCGGCGTTCAGCAGGTCGATCTGCAGAGCGTCTTCGGTGATCTCGTTGGCACCCATGATCATTTCGCGGTTGATGTGCATCATCAGATCCGCGTCGGTATCGAAGTCCAGAGACTCTTGGGTGTACTCGTCGAAGAAGCCGAACTTCTCCAGAGTGCCTTCGATTTCTTTACGCTTGAAACCAACACGGTTAACGCGACCACCGGTCTCGCTCAGAGCAGGCATCTTGCCGCTGATGGTGCCAATGTCTTTGCTGGAACCGTAGAGGTTACCGTTGGAGATCGTGGCACCCGAAGCGTCGATACCCTGGTCGTTGATGTTGGCGTCATCGAGCAGAGGCAGGTAGTGGTAACGCTTGATCTTCTTGCCCATGTTCTTGGGCATGGAAGCAACGTCAGCCAGCTGGGTGAAGTACTGCTCTTTTTGGGCCTCAATGAGGGCCTTCTTTTCGTAGTACTGGGTGTTGATTTGAGGACCAGCGCTGGAAGCGGTGGTAGGAGGGTTTTTGTATTGCATGGACATGGTAGTGATCCTTCGTGTTTACAGAAATTGTTTGTTAACCAGCTTCGTGAACTCTTCATCCGACAGAGCCAAGGGGTTGAAATCCTTGGGTACGGACGTAGGCGCAGCCGGCTTCGTGGAGCTTGCAGCTCGCCGTTTGTCTTTCAGCTTGTCGTCTTCGACCTTTGGTTTCGGAGTGACCACAACAGGCTGGGTAGCAGGTTTCTGTTGAGTCGGGGAGCTACCCTGAGCCAACGAGTTAAACGCACCCTTTGCGTTGAGAGCATCACCGATTTGCCGATAGGCTTCGATGTCTGACAAACCATTCAAGCGACCAAACACGCGCTCGCTTTCCATCTCTTTGCTGATCAGGTCATAGATGCCACTTTCAACATGGCCGTTAATGACTTTCAGCAATTGAGGCGAACCAGCGATCACCTGTTTACTTGCCGCATCCCACTTAGTGCTAACAATTTCGAGCGTCCGGTTGTACGAAGGTGTTCCCTGGATTTCATCCAGCACCGTATCCAGCTCAATCTCGCGGTCATCAACAGTGTAAGCAGTCTGCTTATATCCGCTTGCTTTTTCAGCGTCAAGATCCATAGGATCGATGCCGCTGTCCTTGACTAGCTTATTGATTGCCGCTGGATTTTTCTTTTCCAGGTCAATCAAGAAGCCAATCTTATCCTCACTCAAAAGACCGTTGTTTTCCAACAGCTTCATGAGCTTCAGATTCGGTTTCAGAGCAGCCATCTTCTTGTTGTAGTTGGCTCCCATCTGCATCAAGGCAATCGCGTCATCGACGCTCTTGACGGCGATCTCTCGGCCGTTCGCCTTGAAGGGAGTCAGAAGACGCTTGTACTCTGCCTCAAAATCGATCGCTTGTTCGTCGGGTTTCTTCTCCGAGTCTTTAGCTTTCTCTTCCGGTTTCTTCTCGGTGTCGGACTCAGAAGCTTTTGCCTCTGCATCCGGTGTTTCTTTTTCCTCGTCGGCTTCGTCCGCCTC